GTTCCTCATCTCGTGGGTGCAGTCTGGTATCTCGTGGGTGTGTTCCTCATTTCGTGGGTGCAGTCTGGTATCTCGTGGGTGTGTTCCTCATCTCGTGGGTGCAGCCTGGTATCTCGTGGGTGCCGGCCGCATATATCCAGACGGATCCAGGCAGGCGGGCAGGGGGCAGCCGTCTCAGGGCGGCGGGGGTCTCGCGGCTGAATGAAGGTTCTCGGGTTTTCCCAGAGATTGGGATTTCTCTAATTATCAATTATTTATCTTCTCCTCTCGGGCGGTAAAAACAAAAGGCTATCTCTCGTAAAACCTTAAATACCAATAGTTTAGAGGGGATTTAAAATTATTCAAAAATAATTTATACTATCTGAAATCTTAAATAAAAAATACCTAAAATATCTACTATCTCATCAAAAAATATATAGAAAAATAAATAAATATATAACTTTTAACTAGAAATATTTGCAAAAACCAAATAAATATATTACTTTTGCAGCGAAAATTAAAGAATATATATAAACAAAGAAATAATGGAAGGAAATAATAAACCAAAATCGGAAATCAATCTCCGTAAACTGATGCAGAAATTAGGCTTGGGCACAAATGCTTTTGCCGAGAAATGCGGCATGTCATCGCAATCGATGTCGCAGTTCCTCCGCAACAAGTCGTTAACGACAAACACCATCTATCGCATAGCCACAGCTTTGGATATAGACCCTCGTGATATGTTCTTCCCGACAGAGGAGAAGAATGATCTTTTCTCGAATGCTGATAAGAAAGAGCAGGAGGGTAAAACTCTGAACGCTACGCTGTGGGGCGATTTGCCGGAAGGTGTCACCTGTAGAGACGTGAATTTTGTGCAGCAGGCAGAAGAAAATCAGCAGCAGATGATTCAGACTTCCACCTTCTGCCCTCACTGCGGAAAGAAAGTAAGGGTAGGAGTGGTACTACTATCGGGGGAATGTTGAGTGTTGAGTGTTAAATGTTGAATTGCCTACGGACTCAATGGCGCTAGCCTAATTCAACATTCAACATTCAACATAATGATTGATAATGTATAACTCTTAAAACAAAAATGAAGAAATGAAAAAGAACTTTTTAATGAAGATGAAACGTTCCATGATGGCTATCTTCTCGGTAGTAGCCATGGGAATGATTACGGCTTCGCTGGCGGCTTGCAGCAGCAGCGAGGACGAGAGCGAGAAGGAGGCGGCTAAGGTGAAGGAATATCTTGCCGGAAACGAGTGGACCATCAACAGCACCAGGGGTACTTATTTCTACTATAAGAACCACATGGTTTACTATGAGGATGGTGGCGATGTGACTCCAGGCGGTTATGTTATCGAGCCTAACACTGCCTTCGGCTACTGGCAGATGGATGGCGACAAGCTTACTACCCGCTTCGAGGTGGGCACACCGAAAAGCTTCAATATCAAGAATCTGCTGAATGAGACTATCTCGGGCGTGCATCTGCAGGAGAGCAACAAGCTTACGGGCAGCGGGACATCGGCGAGCATCGATATGCGTCCGCTGATTGTAGGTACTTTCGCCAACGGCAATGAATGCCAGATGAGATGCGGCAGAACGCTGAATGATATTTCGGATGAGACGGACCATGATGCGGCGATAAGGGGTACCTGGTATTGCGTCATAACTATGACAAAAGATGGAAAGAAGAAGGATTGCATGGGTTCCATGACGTTTAACGAGGATGGCACCATGCACATGGTAATAGAGGGTGAGAAGGACTTCACTACCACCTATTCTACGAAGAACGGAAAGGTTACGATCAATGGCTATCTGGTAGAGAACCATGTGGCCACCTTCTATTACATGAACCTTTATGGCTCGCTCATCAAGCTGTATAGCTGCGAAAACGGCTACCTCTCGTCGATATGGAGGAAGAACAGAGACGAAGCGTATCAATAGCTCCGAGTAAGTCCCACACGCCCTGAATCAACGGTCACCGGCCGAAGGGAAAGGTAAAGGGCAAAAAAGTATTTGCCTCTCACGCCCTGAAAGGGCAGAAAATCCTAGCCCAGGGCGTATGCGTGTTTAGGAATAAGATGAAGCCTTCTGCTCCTCGGATTAAGGAGCGGAAGGCTTCATCTTTTTTAGAGAACAGCGAAAGAATCGCTTGGGGCGGGCACTTTACTATAAAAAAATCGGACAATTCTTACGGATATACACGAAAATTTACAGATGATTTCTAGTTTTTCTCTGATTTTCTCTGAATTTCTCCGATTTTCTCTGAATTTCTCTACATATCTCGGTTTTTCTTCGTATCTTTGCAATCGAAATTCCGCTGCCCGTAAAAAAGGTGGCGGTGTTATAATCTTTAAAAAAGTATTAAAAAACGATGCAGCCCTGCCGTCCGCGATGGATAGCAGGGCTTTTTTAAAGTTACGGACCAGCGATGGAATCGCTGGGGACGGGGACGCAAAGGGGTTAAGGCTTTTTTTACCTTTTTACTTTTTTTACTTTTAAGAGATGAGCCAGCCGAGAAGGATAACGAGTAAACATCTCACCACATCTTCTCACTCGAAACATGGCAGGGGAGATACCTTATATTGCCAAATCTTCTCTCATAATTTAGTATCTTTCCCATAATCATGCACAGATTTTACGTCCTAACTTGAGGCGACTGATAAACATGTCAAAAAATCCGTATATATAAAACATTGCTGTTACTATCATTACGGTAAAGCAAGAATCAATCATATCTTTAGTTGTATACCAACTCCATTCCACGATATGAGACGCATTCACACAAAAAAAATAGCGTTAGAACGAACAAGAATGCCATTCTAACGCTATTATTGTATCTACTACAGGTATTATCCTATCACCACTTCAAGGCTCTCCATATCAGCGAACTTCAAGCCGCAATCCTTAGCAGCCTTGAACAACTCCTTCTCGTCAACTGCCTCGATGGCTACCTCTACCTCCTTGTCGGCAAGTTCCTTGAAATACTTCTCTGTCTTCTGCTTCTGATTGAAGAAGTACTCATTGACCTCAGCGAACTTGGCTGAATCGTCCTTGGTGTATTCGTAGCCTTCATCGGCGTGCTTCTGCTCCAACTGCTGGCACTCCTGAAGCTTGTGCTGCATCTCCTCGAACTTATCGTCCTTCAGGCTCTCCTGCGCTTCCTTCACATCCTTGTCGTAAGTGTCGGCTACTTGGCGCAGTGCCTTCATGTTCTTCCAAACTCGCAAGGCGGCATCATCGCTCATAGATGATGTCTTCAATGCTTTCAACGTTCTGTAGGCATCAACTGCCTCAATTGTCTTAATCTTTTTCATAATTGTTTCTTTATTTTTATGTTATACAATATTCTTCGCCAGATTGCCATAGCAGAATACCTTTCCTATTAACAGTGCAAAGTTAAGAAAATAATTCCGAATAACAATGCAGGAGAAGCAAAATTTACGAATTTTAAAAATCAGCTTCCCCACGTTTGGTAATCACTAGGTCGCAACGTGTCTGCTTTCTCGGTGAGAACGTAAACCACAAATACATTTCTAGCATATTTGTTATATTAAGAACATCTACGTTTTAATGCATAATATAACTACCTCCTGGAGGAACTTGTTTCCATCCACCATCTATATTAATTTCAAAAGATAATTGACACATTTGTCCATAATAACCTCCTTCATAAACATTATCAAATCTTATATATATATCAACATAATCTGTTCTATCACCTTCAGGAATAGTTACAGAACCTGTACTTTGACCAGAGCTATTAGATACATAACCTCTTCCGTATGTTGTCTTATTGTTACCATAATCACAAACACTTCTAAATATACCATCAGTAATTGTAATTGTAGCATCAGGAAGTTTATATATTCTAGCTTTACAAATACAACTAGCACCAACTAATTCTCTCAACGATGAGAAATCAACAAAACCACTAGAACCACTTTTAATACTTTCCATATTAATTTGTCTAGGATAATATTTAAAAGTAATAGCACCCGGCAAAGATATAAAAATTATTTTTGTATTATCATATAAAGTTGCATTACGGGTATATGCTAAAAAAGGCACAATATCAATATCTTTATCTCCACTACCTATATCAAAAGTTATTTCTCTACCAGCATATATATAATCTGTTGGTTTTTTGCAATTGCCAACATAATAATTTTTATAAATCTTATCAGTAGTATTATATGGTGAATTATAACGAATTTGAATCCAAAAAGACCAAGCTAAAGATAAATCAGTTATTATATCATCCATAGTAAGATTTGTGTTATTATCCACATGTGTATCCATATATAATACACAATTAAATTTACGAATTGAAGAATAATAAACTTCAACGTTATGAAATTGAGGAAGAGAAGTCAGAAATCTATTGCTTGTTGCTTTACTATTATAATTTCTAAAATCACTTAATCTATAAGGAGAATTAGCACCACCTTTTGGAAAATGTTTTCCTGATACACTTGTACTTGTGTTATCACTAATATAACCATTATAACCATATACATTATCTTTATAAAGGTTGTTACAAGCTTTAATTGCAAAACCTTCTCCTCCATAATTATTACGTAAGTTCTTATAAGTGTCCATAGGTATATTCATACCACAACGAACAACACAAGTGAATTTACTATATGAAGATGTTACTATTTCCTCAGAGTCTTCTCTAATAGGATATTCTTTAAATTCACCTTTACAACTAATAGGTTTATACTTACTCCATATATTTATATTTTCACTCTTACAAAGAGTAGCAAGGTCATTGCTACTCTCTCCAAGAGCTCGTTTAACATCATCAATGCTAACAGGAGCACTAATAATTCCAGTTTCACTATTGTAAGGCATAATCTTTTATTTTTTAAATATTCAACTTCAGTTTCTAATTCTGTTACAACTTCTTTAATAACAACTCGCTCTACTGTTACATTGAACACTTTCGCAAGCTATAATATAAATCGTTTCATACGCTTAATCTTTAGAACTTAAAACACTAGGCAAGGCAGCTCTATAAGAGCCACCCTGCGTTAATACTTACTCTGCTGCCTCGCTTGCCATATTAGCGGCGATAGCGGAATTGACCTCCTTAATCAATGCTGATACCTCACTGAGCTTGCTCTGCGGAACACCGCTGATGTTATAGGTCAGCTCGCTGCCGTTGTAGCTAGCGTTCGCATTGCCGAGATAATTACCATTTGGGTCACCATAGATACTCATATTGATGCTCTCGATGTTGCCACCCGTCTTGTCAACATTGTAGGTGATTTCTACTCGATAGCCGCCCTTGGTATAAGTGGCGGTTGTCTGTTCACTCTTCTTGTTAATCTTTAAATTCTCCATTTTCTAATCTAATTTAATGAATTAATATTCTTGTTATCTAATCTCTTCTTGTTGCAGTCTTCCTTATCTCCACTCAATCGCAGAACCTCTGATTCAAGGAAGACCACCCGAGCCTTCAACCTGCTGACCTCATCGCCCACCTGCTCGATAGCACCGAATGCCGTTGCAATCAGCTTCGGAGACCAGTAGTTGATTTTGTAGTAGCCCTTCTCGTCAGTCTCCACGATGTCCTTTAAGTGAGGGTTGCACAAGACGTGTTGGGCAATCCAACCGATAGACCTTGTGTTGTCCTTCTTCCAAGCGAAGCTGAACGTGCCACCCATCGCCTTGATGATACCCAAGTAGTCCAGCTTCCGCAAATCCTGCTTCAGACGAATATCAGAACTAGCATAAGCTGTAACTCCACCTTTAGCAAGAATGCTATTAGGGAAGTAAGTATTCATATAAGGGTCATAATCATATATATGACCAGTAGTACTAATTGTATATCTGTCACCATTATAGTTATATTTAGTTAAAGCTAAAGCTCTAATTTTAGCAACAATACCATTACGTAAAGCAGTATGAGTATTGAGATGGCTAAATACTAATCTTACATAACGATAACTATCATTACCAACATTTACATTTAGAGGACCAACACAAATATCACATTTGTGTGCCCATCCTTTTATTATTTTAGAAACATATTCTTTATAACCACCAGTATTACTTCCAAAATATACTTGGCATTTTATATCAACTCCATTATTTACATCAACACTTATCCAACTAAGTTCTTGATATATTTCATCAGGAATCTTAACAGTAACCCTAAGTTGATTTTTCTTTATTTGAGCAAGTTTATCAGCCTCAGTATCACCAAGCAAATTATTAGACCCTAACCAATAATTAAATGCTCTAGGATTATCGTTTATAAGATTAAATCTATTTTCTGGATTACCAAAATATGTATTCCAAGTAGCACCATTATCCATTGAATATTCTACTTGTATATTATCTTGAGGAATACCATTAAACATATTAGTAACATTAGCTGCAATACTACCATCCCAATTATTTACATTAGTACCAAAAGCATTTACATCAGTCGTGGTAGGCATTATACCTTTAGCTGTTAATAAATTATTAATATGAGTAGAACCATTAATAGTAGCAGTATTAATAATAGTTATATCTTTAAAAAGAGCATAACCACCTTGCATTATTTTCCAATTATTACTATTTACTTGACTACACATGTCTTGAACTTTCACAAAACCAGAATTATTAGCATTACCTAAATATAAATCACCACCACTACCTCCAATTCTAGCTCCACCATCAGGAGTTATAGTTGTAATACCTGGAAATTTAAGTGTACCATTACTTTGTGCACTATTAGCATTAAACACAGAATTATCAGCTATACCAAGATAAATAGTTTTATTAGAATGAGTATATTTAAGACCAGCCCATTGATTCCAATCCCAGTTTGTCTCGCCAAAGCGAATAGCCGCACCTGTGTTGAAAATAACTTGCGCATCAATGGCACTAATAGGAGTTAACTTGTTGCCAATCTTAAGCGCACCATTCTGCAAGGTGGTACTGATGGTGTTGCTTGCGCTGATGGTGGTCGCACCGCTCAAAGCACCGCTCACGTTAGCCGTTCCGTTGAACGACTGTCCCCAGATGGTTCTTGCCGTTACAAGTTGGTCTGCTTGATTCACGATGCCAATTCTCGTAGCACCATCAAGCAAGGTGTAAGGGCTATCCCCTGTGGTTGCTGGCAAGCTTTGAGCCGCAGAGAACGATGTATTTGTCACCAAAGTTCCTTGGCTTGTGAAATCGGCAGACGTGCGTCCTGTCTTCTTGATGATTGTGTAAGACAGACTTCCATATTGACGTTGGCAATTTCCCCAAAGTTGAACATTGCCAGTTGCATTGTTGTAGTACACACGCAACCTTGAAGACATGTTTCCAACCAACTCACGCAAGGATATGATAAAGTTATATGCCCCAGAGTCATTCGCTCCATTCTGACGGATTCTCAACACGACAACCGAAAAGGTATCGTTAAATCCGTTGGAGAAGAGGAACGTGAAATTTCTATCATCCCATTGGTTGCCTGTGACGGTAATGTCAAACAACTTCGCCCAATAGTGGGAAAGGCTTGCGGTGTTGCTGTTTACCGCTCCCGACCATACGATGTTGTTTTTGTGCCAACCATCGAGCAAATCCGCATTGAGGTTTGTCCATTGTGCGGTAGTCGAAGCTATGTGATTCAAGCCGTTGTAACCGAATTGCATACCTCCCTTGCCGAACTTCACCATTCCTGCGTTGTTGTTGCCAACGCCCATCAAGCCGATAGTGTTGCCAAAGTTACAATCACCAATGTAGCAATCATCGCCAATGCGCAATCCATTGTAAGCACCATTCAATGCGCTAGCTTCAATCTTAAGCTGACCTGTGAGCGTTCCACCTGTCAAAGGCAAGTACTTTGCGGCGATGGTATCCACCTGTGACTTCGTATAAGCATCAGTAATGCCATACCCACTTATCGTTGTCGGCTTGCTTGTGAGTTCTGAGAAGGCAAGGCTGTTCTTGATTGCAAACGAGCCGAAAGCACCCTTGTTGCAATAGGCGAGGTTTGAACTAGTGCCACTATATGCTCCGTTCCAGTAAGCTATGAAGCTCATGTCAGGAATGATGTTGCCATCGATCGATGCGTTAGTCCATCCCGAAGTGCCCACCGCAGAAAGGCTCTTCTTCGTGTAGCTCTTGGTGTAGGTGATGGCTGTTCCACTGGTGGATATGCCAGTCACGAACACATTGCTTCCACTTGGCTGAGTAACCGAGCGCAAGCCATCCGTAATGCCAAATCCCGACAAAGTGGTTGGCTTGTTGGTGATATAGCTCCACGCAAGGTTTCCTTGGAACGCCGTGAGTGCCTTGATGTGTGGAGCGATGAAGTAAGCATCGCCTTGGTTCGTAACGAAAGAAAGGCTTACACCTGCTCCTATAGTGTCATGGTCAGTATAAACTAATGCAGCCGATTGAACGCCACTTGCATCAGGGTTATCGCTAGTTGAGAAAACCAATTGCGGACCGCCATCGCCATAGGACAGCTTTCCAGCCGACTTGATGTAGTTTGCATCGTTGCCATAGGTAGTTCCATAAATCACCAAGCGATTCTGCTCTGCCTTGTAACTTGTGTTGACGGTGACACTAGCCTTTGACAACTTCAAGATGTTGTCTATCTTGGTGATTCCTGTCAAGGCTTGCTCGGCACTGCTGCCCTGCACCTGTGTCGTTCCCACATAATGAGTATGGTTAGACAAGCTGAAAGAACTACCCTTCGTCAAGGTCAAGGTATGCCCACTGATAGATGCGGTTGTTATCGCATTCCCAGAACCTGTTACGCTAACGGCATTCACACCGTCTGTGATACCATATCCGCTGAGACTTGTTGGCTTAGAGGTCAAACTTGCAAAAGTATGTGTATGCCCATTGAGCGAGAATGTAGAGCCTTTTGTGAAGGTGATGGTCTTGCCGCTCTTTGTAACGGCAGTAACGGCATTTCCACTTCCGCTAACTGCTATCGCATTCACGTAACCATCGAGCGATTGGTGTGCGGTAAGGTAGTTTCCCTTCGGTTGATACAAGCTGGCAGCGTCAGTCTTAGTAAGGTAGCTCGCAAGGCTCTGATGTGAAGTCAAGAACGTTGTTCCCTTTGTCACGATGATAGTCGTTCCACTCTTACTGATGGCTGTCACTGCGTTTCCACTACCGCTAACACTAACGTTCATAGCCGAGCCTCCTTCTAGGCTGGAGATACGAGAATCAAGAGCCTTGATGGAGTAGGCAGAGGCAATCTCACTCAGCGATTCTGATGTAAGCTTCAAGGCATTTGAATAACTCTTCACACTGCCGTTCAAGCCGCCACCACTGGATGAGGATGTCCCAACACCATAGGCAGAAACACCACCACTAGTATAGAGGTTTGCCACCTCGTTAGTCGTAGTGTTCGTAATCTTCAACGCCTTATTGGTTGCATCATACTCCATCTTTATGTTGCCGATGGAGATGTACTTTCCGTCAGGCACGATGATACTTCCGTTAATATCGGCAGTACCGTTAAACGAGTTACCCCAAAGCTTGCGAGTATTCGTGAGCTGGAGAGCCTTTTTCGCTGAACCGCTTGTAAAGTAGCCCTGCAAGGTGGTGATACTCGTCTTGTTGGTGGATATGCCCGAAGCGTTCACCCCTTCTGCCTTTTTCGCTCTTGTTACCTCGTCAGATATAGACTTATTGATTCCATCAACGATACCACTTAAAGTGTCTGTCTGCGCAATATTGGCGAGGAAGCTCACCACCTCGTTCCACTTATTGATAACGCCGTCCGCAGTCTCCTCGTCAGTAGTTATAAGGGCGTACCAGTCATAGGCACTATCCCAACGAGTTACCTTCGTTGATGTAATGCCGTCCAGTACAGACTTATTGCTATGAGTATGCTTTGCCGATACCGCACCATCCCAAGCCGTCTGCTTTGCCGTTGTCGGTATAGAATAACCCGAAGCAAGACTAATAGCAAACGTGCCGCTTGTTGTGATGGTCTTTGTTGCGCACGTCAAACCAGTAGGAAGGGTAAGAGCTACAGATGTAACAGTACCCTTATTGGTAGTATAGCCCTTTGCATCAATCTCCGCTTTGGTATAATAGCTTGCGAGAGACTGATGAGCAGTCAGATACCCTTTATCATTGGTAAGCTGGCTTACCTTCGTGATACGGTCAGTGATTTCTGTCCACTTATGGGTATGCGCACTAGGTGTGAATGTTGATGGCTTACCCGTGATGTTATTCCAAGAAAGGCTCAGACCGCCAAGCTCTGATGCTATATTGTCAATTCGGCTGCTGAGAGCCTTTATAGCATAGGCATTCGGAATGCTAGTCAAGTCCGCATCCGTATAGTTTCCCTCTATGATTCTCGCATAGCTGATTACGCTTGCAATCAATCCGCCACCACCAGAAGTACCTGCACCTTTTCCGTATGCGGTAATACCACCAAGAGCATAGAAGTTTGCGGCTTCCTTTCCTGCTGCGTCCTTTGAGAGTCTGAGAGCATTGTTCTCACTATCCCAAGAGAGGTAGATGCCGCCTATCCTAAGCGAGCCCTCCGTTGTTATATTTCCCGATACGTCAAGATGAGTGAACGGCTTCTGTGGGTCGATAGACAAGACGTTTGCCAACTTTGTCGTATCTGTAGTTCCGCTTTTCCATATAGGAGCGAAGAGAGCAAGCTGAACACCAACATTATTCTTGTTGATAATGAAAGATGTCGGGTCTGCGTGCAAAATACCGTCTGCGTCCCACCAAAGGTTTCCATTTGCGAAATAGCCTGTTCCGTCAAAGCGTAGGAGGGACTTGGCAGCAATTTTCTTCTCTTCCTCTGTTGTCGTGGAGGCTTGCTTGTCGATAGCCTTTCCACCTAGCCAAAAGGCGATGCCATTCTCCTTCGTGTCCGCTCCATTGATACCTGCGGTAACATTTCCCTTATCGTTACGTAAGGCTATCAATGTAGAGAGGATAAGACCACCCTTGACTACTGTGTCTCCATCAACAAGAGCAGCCTTGATGTATTCGAGACCAGCCATATTGGTGATGAGCTTAGTATTGAGACCATCAAACAGATTAGACGAAATGTAATTATTCGCCACACCCAGCTTGTCGTAGAAAGCCTTATAAGCATTCGTGAAGTTGGTATACTTCTGAGCCGCAGCCGCCTTGATGGTAGCCTTTCCGTTGGAATCAGAAGCGTTGTATCTGCTTACGATGTCAGAAAGATAGGTAATGAGTTCACCTTTTGCGCTATCGAGCGTAGCCTTAGCTGAAACCAAATCCGTTTTATAGGTCGTTTCATTACCATCCTTATCCAACAAGAACTTAGAGCCAACAACATTATTATACGACTCAACGGCTGCATTATAATCATCCTCCAGTCGCTTGCTATCCTGTGCGATAGCCGCAATCTCCGAGCTATCCAAGTAGCCATCAGAGGTAAAATCATCGAAAGCCTTCTTGTTGTTAGATACGGTCGTTCCGAGGGTATTCAAGTTGCTCTGTGTCGTCTTAATCTCTTCTTGCGCCTTCTCAGCAGCTTTCTTGGCTTCCTCTGCCTTCGTGTCATCGGTATACTTGCTAGCCAATTTCCAATCGGCAATATCGAACTTTTCGCCTTCTGCCTTGGCGGTGGAACACTTCAAGATTTCGTTCTTGTAAGTGCTACCATCGTTCGGATAGGTTGCGTTCACCCACATATCGTTCACATCGTATGGTGGAACTGGCTGAGAGCCGAAGATGCGTCTCTTGGTGTTGGCGGTAGCTTGCGCTCCATTAGCCTTCTTATCCGCAGCGGCTGCATCTTTGAGTGCTTGGCTTGAATCTTTGAGTGCCTTGGTCAGCTCCGTATCTGTGATGATAATCCACTCATAGGTAGAGCCATCCTTGGCAAAGCGGTATGCCTTGCCCGTCTTGTTGTCATAGTAGAGGTCTCCCAAGTGGGTTTTCTTATCATTGTCGGTCTTCCAACTGATGGCTGGAGCATTCTTCAAAGTAGGAACGCCGTCATAAAACCAAGTCTCAATAGCTCCGTCTATCTGGTTTTGAAGGTCGGTAATCGTATCCGATTTCTTGATAATGGTCTCAACGGCATTCTTATCCAAACTCTTGTCTGCGATATACTTATCCAAGGTTTTGCCATCATAGGTTGACTTAATATCCAAGTCTCCCTTGATGGTTACTTTCTTCTTGTCGCTATCATACTTGACGTAGGAATCACCCTCGTAATTATTGGCACTAGTAGGTCGGTCTCCGAAGTACATATCACCATAGACGTTGAAGAATGCCTTGTTATTCTGCTTATTTACACCATATTCCACGTACTCCCTATTGGCAAAGGAATAGCTGTTGATGCCGTGATAGAGGCTAATGGATGGCGAATAGGTATCTACCGCCGAGAAGATAAGGCAGTTCTGACGTTCTACATCGGTTCTGTTACCGCACTGGTTGAGCACATCACCTTTAGCAGGAACATCGCTTGCCGTAGCGCAATCTGTATCAGAGAGGTCGATATAATGATATTTCTTTCCTTCCAGCTCTACAGGGTCTTCATCACGACCGATTACCAATCGCCAATAGAAGTGATTGCCAGCCTTGTGATAAGTGCCCTTGCGAACGTTGAATGATTCCGAGCGCACCTGGTCGCCAACAGCGAAATCATTATCCACGGCATTGCCTTCCTGCTCTGCTAAGAAATAGCAACGATAAGCCTTCTGTGACACATTATTATATGTCACAGTAACCTCTTCTACCTTATGAGCCACCACACCGCCAGCAGTAGAGATTATCTCCTTACCACCGATGGTGGATGTTTTATTGATGACCAGCTCCTCGAAGATAGCCTTCATCCTCACCTCCAGGTAGTCGGTAATAAGATGAGAGCGACCTTCTGCATCTGTAGTCCACGAGCCTCCGTTCTCATTGTTGGAGTTACCGACATGCAACCCCTGCAAGAACTTCTGCACCTTCTCCCAAGTGATAGTGCCATGGGCCGTATCATCCTTATCCTTGGCAAGGAAATGCTTCACACCGAACTGACCGAGATACTGAGGGGTAACTACGGTATCATCGCTTATTTCCAGGGTGCCGTTACTGTCAGCAACGCCCTTCAGTTCATGCCCACCTAAGAAAAGACTGGTTATATGTGCCACCTTTGCCGACAATTCATTAAAGTTTGCCTTCAGAATCTCCTTGAGGAAGGTGATGGTATCTGATACGGAATTATATCGCCACCATGCGCCTTCACCGCCGCTGGCTATCGCCTCGTCGGTAGCCAGTTTACCGCAATCAAAATGCTGTTCCCATTCTCGCTTTCTGGTATTGTCGGCATCGGTCTTTACAGCAGATATGATACCGCCTGTAAAGATATAGTAATAAGCCTCGTTACCTATCTGCACACCTTCAGTTCCGGAAGATGGAATAGTCTTACCGTATATATCTATCTTCTGACCAGGGAACACGACGGTAGCCTGGTTATTATCGGTGGTAGACTGTCGGGGAATGGCGATATACACATACTTCCGTTTGCTATCGGGGAAGATAGAAGGATAGGCAGCAAGCGTCCAGCGCTGATAGTTGTGACCGGCATCATAGCCCAAGCCTGGCACATCGCTCATATAGCATAGGACTGAAGCGCCCGATACTACACTACACTGGATGTAGTCAGGCTCTCCCATCGAATTTAGCTGGATAGAGAGCGCAGTGCTCGAGATCCAATAATTTGTATTTTTTGCTTCTGTTGCCATTTTTTTGTTTGGATTTTTATTTATTTATAAGGCAAAGATAAAGGTTTTCGCTTTTTTAGTGGGGACAAAAAATGTTGAATGGGATTTTTAAATGTTGAGTGTTGAATTGCCTAACGGACTCAACGGCGCTAGCCTAAATCAACATTCAACATTCAACACTCAACATTAATAAAAGCATTCAACACTAAATAAGCGGGTTGCCGTTGATACCGAGCTTGGCAGTAAAGGAAACGGAATACATATTCCTGTTGGTATCATCCTTGATGGTTATCTCGTCTTCAAGATTGATGGTACAAGGAAGCCAGGCATCATTGGCTTTCAGCCATACGTGCTCAGACATCAGGAACTCATGGAGATACCACTGCTGCCATGCCTTGGTGAGCGGGTCACTCTGATAGAGCCAACTTTCACGATCATTCTGCTTCTGAATAGCCGAACGGGAGAACTCATTGAAGGTTTCCTGAATAGCTTTCGTATATTGCGTGCTCTCGACACTCATCTTCTGAGAGTAGGATTTCGGCACGCTGATACTCTCCAGACAACCGAAGCGGTTAATGAAACGGAAGGTGGTACGGTCTTCAGCTTCAGAGGATGGTTGAGCATAGATGGGGTGTCCCTGAATGCTCTGCACACCTTCCTTCGTGATTTCCTGTTCTTCAGATGCAGGGGCGGTCAGTGAACTGCTGGTAGCTAAGTTCTGCCCTGCGCTATAGGAGACAGGATAAACAAAGCTCTCGCCTACAACGGCTATTTCGTGGGTATCAGTCGGTTTGCAGGAGAGAAGGGTGACTGCCTTCGTTACGCCCGATTTCAATCGTTCTATATCGCTGAAGGCTCCGGCTATGCAGCGAAGGTTGGTTTCACCTTTATTCTTCGAGCCATCAGCTGGATAATAGACCTCGCCTACACCGGTATGCACCTCGCCGTTGTTATCCATATACTCATCGTAGGCTTTGATGTACCAGCTTACTACCGGATAGGTAGATGGAGTAGCAGTATACTTATAGCTATCCAGCGTAATGCGGAGAGCAGAGGATATATCGAGCGATACATCTCTGCCCTCAGTAGTAACGGGGATAGTGAGCTTATTGGTTTCGTAACTGCCCGTACCATCATCGAAATGCACTTCCACGATGACCCGATGAAAGGATGGATTCGTAGCCACAGAAGGGGTGATGGTAAAGGTTATCGGGTTTCCTGCAAAAACAGAACCCGATGTGAGATTGATTTTCTGCGCCATAGTTATTTAGTGTTGAGTGTTGAATGTTGAATGTTGACTTTCAGCTCGGTGAGCGCAATTACATCAGAAACGAGCTTGCAATCTTTCGCCTCTTCCGGGGTAATCTTGATATGGAACATCATTTCCACCTGCTGGATCATATCGAGAAAATCAATAGACTCCAGTTCTACCTCGTCACGAAGATTAGAGTGCTCTGTTACCTCGTGTTTTACCCATTCAGTTTTCACGCTGTTCACGATAGTGATAATGCGAGAGGTTATTTCTTCTTTTTTCATAACTATGCTTTTGAGATAATAAAGGATGAATTGGTGCCGCCAAAGCCGAAGGCATTACAGAGGATATGATGAGGGGAATAATACTTAGGGCGCATCACCAGGTTAAGATGAGGGAAGGCATTCTCCTCGGTAGCGGCTGCATGGAACAGACGGCCATAAGTGAACATGATTACGGCTTGCACAGCTTGCGATACACCTGCCATCCAACACTCGTGGCCAGTCATACCCTTTGTAGCTACTACGTTCGGACAGATAGGGAAGATCCTCTCTATTGCCTTCGCCTCGGCTTCATCGCCCATCGGGGTACCTGTAGCATGAGCAAGTACTACGTCTATCATGCCTTCATCCAAACCTGCATTCTCGATAGCATTCAGCATAGATACTTCTTCCTGATAACAATCAGGGGTAGTGATAGCTTTTCCATTGGTAGAGAAGCCATAGCCAGAAAGGGAAGCGAATGAATGCACCTTCTCTTCTTTCAATCGAAGACTATCCGATGGTTCGAGGATGATGCAGGCTGCGCCACCAGATGGTGCCAATCCGTTTCTATCTTTACCAAACGGCTGCACTTTATCAGGTGAGAAGACACCGAGGGCATCGAAAGCCTCCATACAATATTCGGTTGTCGTTTCCTGCGCACCAATCACAATTACCATTTCAGTCTGTTTGCTATCGAGCAACATTTTTGCCAGTCCGATGGCGTGGCCACCTCCTGCACAAGCTGCGCTTACGGTGAGCGATAGGCCATGAATACCGAGGATGGTGGCGAGGTTCATACTGATAGTGGAATTAAGTGAACGGAACAGGGTTGTTACAGGCAATGTATCGTTGGAGTCGCCATCATTTACATGATTTACTACATGTCTACTCTCCCAGCATTCCGAATCGTTGCTTACTATGAGGGAAACATTATGACTCTCAAGAAAATCCTTACTGACCTTTGCTTTCTTCAGCGCCTCGAATACCGCCTCTAGCACGTAGAAACCATGCAAAGGCATACATTCGTATTGCGCATGGGTAAGAACGTCTTGGTAATTTTTTTCATAACTATACACATTGCCGCATAAATCGGAGTTGTAACTAACACGCCATTCGTCGTGATGCAATCCGCATTTGCCCTTGTAGAGGTTCATGGCAACTTCTCTTGTATTTCTACCCATGGCAGAAATAATACCGGTTCCGGTAATCAATATCTTTTTATCCATTTTTATTTCGTTTTTATGTTATAAAACATATTTTCTAATTAAAAGCTTTTGCCCTTACAGGGCGACATAAACTACATTCTATATACCCAGGGTGTTGCCCTGGGCTAGGAGCTTCTGCCCTTACAGGGCGTACACTGTTAACTCAACCTCTCCCATTCCCGTCTTGGCATCGATGGTAGTATTCACCCTGTCTATGAGGCATTTCATACCGCCTATGTTCCACCATTCCTGCCAGTGGTTCGGTATATCGGCCACTTGCGCTACGGTAGTGGTACATCTTACCATAAACTTCTTTCTATTTAAGAGGAAATAGGCGTAGGGGAGGACGAAGGTATCAAAGAGACCACGGGAGCGAATCTTCTTAACTACCTTACCGTTTTTATCTACTTCATCTTTATCACAAAGTACTACATTTTGATACTTCGGATCACTTAACCACGATGGTTCCTTGAAAGCACGTATCTTGAGCGAGAATTTTTCACCTTCGCCCGTTCCTTCCTGAATACCATTATAGTCAAATTCATTGCCCATCATATCCAGTGAATCGCATGCCAGGGCATACTTACCAGATACGGTACGCCATTTGGACGTTCCGAAGTGGTCGTAATTATAATCGTAAGACTGGCGGGTAGCATCGCTACCACCACCTCGCATCAAAGCAACCGCATATCCCCAGCGTGAATCATCCTGCAACGGAGAATTGCCATCATCGGTGCTCGACGGGTCGTAGCTTTCTACGAGTGATAGTGTCTGCTGCATGTAGAAATCACAGAAAGCAGTAGAGATAGTCTGATTGATAATCTGCTCCACAAACTCATGCTCCATATCCTCATCTACATAAGCACAGAGGATAGGCTGACTATCGGCGATGGTTACACCATATTTCTTGCCGTTGTAGGAGTCGATTGCCTCGTGAGAGCCATAGGCAGCTTCTATCTCCTTGAAATAGTTCACATCATTGAACGGAACAGGAGTAAAATCTACCGAAATATCGTGAATGAAATCTTCGTTCTCATCGCTGCAATCTCCATATTCTACACCCTTAAACTGACCTACCTCAAAGAGTACCGGTTTCAAGTCGGCTGTCGTGGTTGCATCACTATTCACCTTTACGCGATAAGCGTTGCCAGTCTTGCGGTCGATATAACAATGCTTATCTCCACTACTCAGATTATGGAAGAAATCGATGTAGTCGAGATTATAGATGGTGGAGTTATCGCCACTATCTGGCGCAGGGTAATCGATGTAATCATAATCGGTAGAATAACCCATGTTCTTGTTTCTACGGCTATCGAGTACATTCTGACGCTGATCTTTTGCATCACTCTCTGCAGAATAGCGCATACGCACACCTGTAATCTTCTCGGTCATCGGGACCATGGAGTGGATGTTGGCATGAAACGTTCTTGCCTCATTACCGCTCTTGCGCAACACATCACGGGTAAGATAAGCTGTTACCTTCTTCTGCTCGTAATCATACGAGAACTTGATACCAAAGGCACTTTCAAGAGATGAGATTACGGTGCTTACGCTCTCATCAGGGAAATTGCCGCTGTTGGCTACCATATTAAGCACGTTTGCCTGTACCTTGAACTTGCTGATTTTTGCCTCGATGCTGATACTAGTAACCTTGCCGCCATCATCGCGAACCTCACCAACCTGTATATGCTCGGTGGTGCCTTCAGGTGTGTGGAGTGTTAATTCCTGCACGTCCTTATTCTCTGCCTTTACGATATTAATCTTTCCACCGCAACCACGGCTTTCCAGCCATGAATTGATATGCTCCTGGCTTTGGAAATAACCCGTCTTGATTTCGCCAGCTTTCTTCTTCTTGGCGATGACTTCGGCATCGTCTTTTCGGTAATAAGTACCATGGTGAGGGTGAAGATTAGGTTGTTTTGCGCCTGTAGGATCTTCCTCGTCGTACTGGTAACTGACGGTATCGTAGCTGCATACGGTCGTGAAGAAACAAAGATGCTTCAAATCCTCTATCTGCATTAAGGCTCGCTTATCGAAAGTTACACCCAGATAGTCAAAGAGGCAATCGAGGAAATAAAGCACATAGAAGCAGATACCCGACTGCGGACGTTTGGCATCCAATACCCAATAAGGGTAAAGGTCTTCGTTCGTCCAGGTACAGTCTTTCGTACTAATAACACCGCTCGCCGTCTTCTTGTCATCATCAAGACCATGATGTTTGTAACAGATACGGGCGTTGCAGTAAGCGGCTGCCCTGCCCGCGCCATCGGTTTCGCCATAGGCAGCAGCAGTGTTTATATAGTTACCGTTATTTGCGATGGTAGGCTCATTTACTGTATGGTTCTGCGGATAGGAACGCTCTGAGAGCTTATACGCATCACCTTTATAATGCTGGGTAGATGTGCTTGTATATTCCTTACAACTGGCAGGATAAGAGAAACCGAGTGCTTGCGGTTCGAGAACCTTGCTTACGCTTACGTGGGCGGCTCTGATTTCGTGGTTTTCCGTCTTATCATCCTTATGCTTACCTCCGGTAACAAAAACATTTACCTTTACCACAGGGTCGCTCTCTATATCCACCCTCACATTACCGATTTTCTCACCGATGATAATCTGGTCCTTTACCGGAATATCACGGCATTGCAGGTCGCTGATAAGCTCGCTGAAACTCTGGGTGCTGGCATCGATGTTCATAGAGAGTGAATCGGTTATTTCCTCATCGTCCTGCATAACCAGGGTACCGCTGCGGAATGGCAATCCGTCGGCATGAATGCGAGTAGGCAGGTGCTCCATATTCACGGCTTTCATGGCGGCATGAATATCTTCGATGTTCTTTACAAGCCATCGGTTGCCGTCCAGCGGAATAGAGAAAGGATAGGAGAACATTTCCGTATCGTTGAACACGGGGTTCTGGTCCTCAATATCTATTGAGAAATCATCGGGCAAAGATACCGGCTTGTCGTTTATTAATATAGTAAGATGTGAGTTCATTTTCTGATTTCTATTTTTGCTTTATCGTATAAATCTATGAGGCGATCGGTGAAGGTATCAATGGTTGCCGTACCAAAAGCATTGATTTTCTGGTGCCCATGGTCGTGAAGGGTGCCATCGGTGATGAAGACTACACTCTGGTCGTAGCTTTCTGCCTCGCTGCCAGTTACCAGGTGGGCATAGTTCCTGGCGATACCGTAACCTGCCTTTATGGTAGCCTTGCTGCCATCCAGGAGTTCTACCTTGCAGCCTTCGTTCATTACGAGGGCGGTAGCGGCATTATGGAGAATGACGTGCGCCTTGCCTAAGACGTATATCTTTCGGGAGGAGTAGAGGTGGATTTCCTCGTCTGTATCGCCTACGAGGACGGTACCGGTGGGCGAATCCTCGTTATAGAAGATACCACCCTGGTTAATATCTGCCTTAAACTCGGGATATACCGCCTTGAAAGCATCGATTACCTGCTGCGGTACCTCGGTGATTAAGCCATGCCAGTATTTGCGCCATGCCTCGCACATTTCCGGAATACTCTGCGTGCTCTTGAAAGCATGCTGAGATTCCTGGCAATTGCCGCTCTGGGCGAGGATATGGACGCAAAGGGTCTTGAAACGCTGCGTGCGCTGTTCTGGGGTTTCTTTATTCTTTGCCATATTGCTTTTCTTCTTTGTTTATAGGGCAAAGATAGGAGGTTTTTTCTTATTAGAGGGGACATAAAAATGTTGAATGTTGAGTGTTGAATGTTAAATTAGCCTAGCGGACGCAAGGGCGTATGCCTAATTCAACATTCAACACTCAACATTCAACATTACGCATAGCGCTACGCTTCGGGATCCTCTTTGGCTTCTTCTATAGTTTTGGTGAGAATAGCTTCATAGCCAGCAAGCTCCTCTTCGGTCACGATGTCAGAGAAATCCTGGCGAAGTTTATCTATGCGCTCCTTGATACCTTTCACTCTCGTCTTGGTAGATGGCTTATCCTTACGAAGGATATACTTGATGAGAGCATCGGCTTCTGCTTTGTGCTTGGCGGCTGCATCGCGTGCTGCCTTTACTTCCGGACGGTCGTTGGCAATTTTCTCGGCTACCTGCTCGGCAAAACGAGGGTCGCGGGATTGTGCCTTCTCATAGAATGGCTTAAACTGGGTACGGAGGGTCTGAGGGTCCACGGTAAAGGTTTTCTTTACGTAGGCGATATACTCAGGGTCTCCTGTCTTCTCGCTCAGTCGCAGATAGCATTCGCCCATCTCTCTATCTACTGCCTTGAAGATTTCCGGAAGAATATCACTTTTGATTTCTACGGCTCTTGTGGCGAGAGCGGCAATCTCATCCTCGGTATAGATGGCGCTTTTGCCTTGTGAGATGGCTTTCTCGTTGGCTTCAGCCCTGGTCTTAGCCTGCTCTGCTTTGCTTGCCATCTCGCTGCGGAGGTCACGCACGGTGTTCACCTGCTCCTGAAGGGTAGTAGAGAGGAACGGACGCAACTGCATTAGGTTGGGCATGGTGGCAGCGATACTTTCGCCGTTCGGGTTGGCTACGATGCCATTATAGGTGAGCGGCTGCAGGGTGGTGTCCGGTTTTAGGCTAGGGAAGAGAGACTGCTTCGCCTCTTCCAGGGCTTTCTTTTTCTGAAGTTCGGCATACTCAGCCTGTTCCTGCTTGGTAGGTCGGCCAACACGTCGCTTATCGGTAGCAGATGATGCAGCGTTGGCTTGAGAGTTGCTGTAGCTGTTGAGATAGGCGATCATCTGTCGGGTACGGCGATGATAATCTTTAAACTTGCGTGAGTTCTCAATAAACGAGCGTGCATTACTTGCACCTTCCAGGAGAGACAATCCCTGCTCATAGGCATTCTTCTGTTCCTGGGTAAGCATTCTTGCGCCGATAGCTGGCTTCAAAATGCTGATGATTTCCTGTAATGATAATTTTTCCATAAATCCTTGTTGTTGTTATTTATTTGAAAATTAAAAATAGTTTTTTTTAATGTTGATTGTTGAATGTTGAATGTTGAATTGCCTCACGGACTCGATGGCGTATGCCTAATTCAACATTCAACATTTAACATAGTATTGGGGTGACGAAAATGCGTGAACCTTCCTGATTGTTATCGTAGCCTTCGCTGTCACCTTTATTATCCGATGATGAAGCGCTGGAGGCGTTACTCGTCGATGATGAGGAACTGCCTTCTGCAGCACTCTCAGCTTTGGCTGCATCGAGTTTGGCTTGCTTCTCGGCTTCCTCCTTCTTCAGCAACCGATGAATGCTTTCCCTTACGGTAATGGCATCATTGTGCGCCGTGGAGCGAGTCAGCTTATCAAAACTGATAACTGATGTACGTTCCTTGAGATAGGCGGCTACAAGCTGACGTGCCTTCTTCAGCATCTTGTCGTTCTCATCGGCTTGCAGGAGGCGAGGAATGAAGTCTTCGCCAAAAGCTTCTTCCAGATATTCACTCTGAATGAAAAGCATATCGGGGATGAGACGCACAAACTTATCTCTGTTGCCGTAAATATCGAGATACGGCTGCAAAGACTCGCAGGTAGGGAAAAGCAGATCCCGATGATAGTAGTAGTACTTACTTTCCTGCCAAAGGGTTACGATTTCTTCTATCGCTTCATGCCGTTTCTTCTCGGCTTCGGCTGCATCATCTTTGCCACTATCGGTTCCTTCATCTGTTCCTTCAGATGAGGAACCTTGGTTGCTGCCATCTGAAGGGGTGCCGCCTTCTGCACCATCGCCCGCTGCATCGATAGGCATAGGAGTATTCACTTCCTTTGCCCATCCCTCCAAGAGGGAAAGCAGGTTATTGAGCGAGGTCATGGCAGACTGGCGATAGCTTTCCTTGCCTTGAGCAATCTGCTTGTCGGTGGCTACGGCATAGTCGTTGCTGGAAGCTACGTTGATGCCGGAGCCATTCACAGAAAGGGCTTGCTTCTCGATGTTCTGTGCCATCGCATCATTCACAATCATGCGCTGCGCATAAAGCAGAAGCTCATTCCATGGGTCGTTGACGTAGGTACCATCACCGACAGCATCGCAGAAGACTGAGGGTTCTATGCTCGCATACTGCTTGCTGAGACGGTCGTATAGGGATGCTCCCAGGCGAGGTTTCAAAAAGTCCTTTTCGCTATTGTCGAGCATACCCTGCAGGTTGGCTACATCGTCCACGGCATTGCTGGGGAGGTGAAGCCTGAGTTCTTGATTCGTGAAGAGTATCATATCTTTTTAATGTTGAGTGTTGAATGTTGAATGTTTATTTTAATGTTGATTGTTGAATGTTGAATGTTGAATTGCCTCACGGACTCGATGGCGTATGCCTAATTCAACATTCAACACTCAAAATTCAACATTATTCCTGCCCCTGTTTCGCCACTCCGGTTTTCGAGTTATCGAGGGTAGTCAATACCTCTCTATCTATCAGCCATACCAGGTGCTCATCCCAATCGTTGAAGCGGCTCAAAACTTCCAGCGGGCGTATCATCAACTGCTGTAAAGGAGCAAACTGGATTTGCTTGACCAGGAAGCGCTCTCTCAGGTCTGTACCGCCCGATGATGCCGTATCGCCAGGAGTATTACCAATGAGCTTTGCATCAAGACCCATGGCAAAGAAGATAATGCTGCTTATTTCCTGCAACTCGGTCTTATCAGCATTCGCCTGATCATTTGCCTTGGTTTCGATTTCTACGATTTCCCAAGCTTTGTGCTCTTTCCCATCGCTGCCCGTGAAGGCAGAGGAAATGAGCGCCTGACCTGCATTATCGGGGTTAGCGAGCCATGTGTTGATAGAGGTAAAGATTTCGTTCTGAATCTCGCCCTGGGTTTTCTTTTTCTTTTCACCCTGCTGCTGATAGAGCCTGCTGATATAGTCCTGATGGATATAGATAACTCTACCGATGATGTTGCTGTTGCGCTTTCGGGTAAGGCGGTCATCTACGATGGTGAAAGCATACTCGAAGATGCTGCCGGCAAAGATAGAGTGCCAAAGGGCATCGGCATAGTAGGGGCCGCCGAAATCTCTTGGCGACATGATGAAGCGGGTAGGGCGTTTCTTGCGGCTTACGTTCTTCTGACGTGCCTCGCGTATCTTGCGCTGCAAATCCTTCACGGCTGATGTAGTAGGGAGATAAGGGATAGCGGCTATCTTGCGGTCTTCCTCTTTCTGCACACCGACGTATTGGGTTGGGTCGAGCCATTGGTTGCTGACGTAGGCATAGTTGATGCGGTAGTTTTCGTCCATGCGCTCCAGTCGGGTAGTGAAGATGCTGCGGTGCTTCAGACCGATCACCTTCGGAGTCCACTGTGCAGTAGGAACGGCCTTGCCGTTCTCGTCGAGGGAACGCTGATTGAGCTGGAGCTCTACAAAGCATTGTGACATCAGAGCCATATCTCCTGCCAGGTCGAGGAAGGTCTGCATAAGATCGTTGTTTTCCAGGAAATCACGAAGCTGGGCATTGGTTTCTTCCCATTTGCGGAGAGCTTCTTTCAGAGATTTCATCTCCTCGCTTTCCCCTTCATCGGAGGATGAGGAAACCTGCGATGAAATCGCAGGGAACGGTGACTCCTCCTGCTGAGACTGCCCGTTCTGGTTCTGCTGCTCGTTCTGGCGCTTGGCTTCGGCGGCTGCCTCTTCCTTGGCTTTCAGGTCAGCTATCTGACCTCGGAGCAGGACTCCTGCGCTCTCGTAAGGGATATATTTTTCTGTGATGTTACCGCCAACGTACTGGGTGTAGTGATACTTGGCTGCGGGACCGCGACCTACCAGTATCTTCTTGATGTAATCTACTCCTGCTGCGGTAAAAGGCGACATGCGGGAGAGCAGCCAGATAAGATTTGGCAGTCTGTTGGCCATACCCCATTCCATAAAGCCTAAGCCTTCGGTACCTACGCCTTTTGGTTTGCCCAGGTTCTCGCCGCCACTTGATGCAAAGATAGTGGAGACTTGCTGACGTGCTGCAGAACCGCTTGCGTTGCCACCGCTTGCCGACATACCGGCTGTGGTAAGGAGCATGCTGTGGACGTAGTCGTTCCAGGAGAAGACTTTACCGCCGCCATTTTTAAGCGGTGTAAAGGCATCCGGGCGAACGGCTACATAGCCTGCATCTTTCAGCTCCTCACTACGATTTTGGAGCTGCTGCAGGGTAGTTACTCTGTTTTTGTTTTTGCTTGCCATTTTGCGTTTCTTTTTATATGTTATCCTGAATGTGATGGAAATAGAGAAGGGTGGCGATATACGCACACCTATTTCTCTTGTTTCTGAGTGTAAAGTTAGGGCTTTTTATAGTTTTAGTGGGGACAAAGAGGGGAGGGGACCAGCGATAGAATAGCTGGGAACGGAGGCTAGAGGGGGATGAGGACATAGGCTACATTACCGGAAATGACGGAATAAGCGGGATAGGATGGGGTATTGATTACCATTTCGCTTACACCTCGCTTATCGGGCACATCACGGTAAAAGCGGATGGTATCATCCTCTCTCCACTTCATTCTTATCAAATCCTTTCTATTGCTTCTTTTCTTACTCATAATAAATAATGATCATAAAATCCTTGGCGATGGAAGAGATGGCGTTACTGATACCCCCCCGATTTCTAACCTTTGGGAGTGAGGATTGGAATACCAATCTCCATCTGCTCTGCCTCTGCTTGCGCAGGTTCTTATTCGTATTGCTGCCATAAAAGATTATCTTTTGTTACGGTGGAAATGCAGTTACTCCAGGGGGATGGGCTTGGACGATGGTATTTATCCTGATAACGGCAACCGCCTCTGTCGCCGTGTATCTTACGATATGCCTTCGCTTCCTCGGTTCGATAGTGGGTAATAATTGCTTGCCTAATCATACTCCACAAATATCTTGGGCTGAAGTCCACCACCCCCACATGTATTACAAGCAGGTGCTATGCCTTTTACAGCATACACTCGTTTTGCCAGCTGGAAACGCTTATCAAACGGAGGTGTATTCAGCATACCTACTACTATCGTATGTATTTCGTTCATAACTTTTCTTTATTCATATCTGAAGGCAAGAAGATTATCTTTTGTATGGAAGGTACCGATACACTGCATCAGGAAGCTGTCACGAAAGAAGATGGCTTTATCACGATAATCGTTGGTGCCAGTCTGCTTGCGTACTTCCTTGGCGTGCTCTGTTCTTGCCTCGTGAATGGCTAATATCTTAATCATATTCTATTAATACGAAAGGTGGCATATCATTAGGATCATCCTCTTTCTCTTCAGAAGGAGGAATGCTGCCTTTATCTATTATAACCTTATTCATACTCTAATAATATTTTCGGTTTATCTACATCGTTCCCTTTGCCACCACCAGTAAGGCAAAGGGCAATACCTTTCGGGTGCACGATAATGCCATTTTGGGATGGACTATAAGAGCCGAGGATGATAATGCGATTACTATTCATAGTTCTATATTTCTACAATTACAGCACCCTCACGATTACACCTACGTTTTAAACCAGGAAGAATATCGGATAATGCCAGCTTATGATAATGAGTGCAGACCGGACAGTGAAAGCAATCGTTATCTACGTTTATCGGCATTAAATGATGTATGCTTAATGAAAATAAACCTTTAATCATATCTTACTATTACAGCCGTTGCAGCCCTACCGCCTGTAGCCTTCAGAAAGTTTACTATCGAGTTTCGCTGATACTGTGATTTCAAACATCTGCTTACTACAAGATAGATAGGGTCCGGGTTTAAAGAACTTACCTTTATCATTGCCAAAATGGATATTGGGGTTTATCTTCTTCCAAAGGTTCAAAAACCTCTAAGTCTGCACCGCAATTCGGACAATGATAAAGATACTTATAACCATTATCTCCATACTCTTCATTACCAACGAAATTAAGAGATGCAGAACACTGAGTGCATTTCGGCATCTTATTGCGAATCTTTTTCTTGCTCATTTCTTCTCCAAAAACTGATGATACATACTTTCCAACTTAGAATTTGCGAACTTGCCGTTCTCTTTCCAGTCATTGAACAGCGGCATGATGATGTCCTCGTGAGCGGAAGAAAGCTGTTCCTGCAGTTCTTGGGGAGTGCAAAGCCAAAGATGCGTCTCTTCCAGATAAAGGGTAAGGATGGCTTTTAATGCCATCGCATTCTCATGGCTCGGCTCTATCTCGAACTGATGGAAGACGCAGGTGTCTTTATCGTTTGCCTGGAGGAACTTGCTGACGGCTTCATCTTTCAGGAAGAACCTTATATCTACTTCTTCCTGCAACACATCTTCCAGCTTTCTTTTCAGCGGAACTGGGTCGGGGAATTGGTAATCGAATGCTACATCTTTTCTCATTGAGAGACAGAAAACACGGTCACGGTTCTGCGGAACACCATAGTCTTTGGCATTGAGTCTTGCCCATCGGCTTACGTAGCCGAGAGAAGAAAGTTTATCAAGCCACTTCAGAAAATCTGGCATAAACTTTTCGCTTACCAGGGCTGCCACATTCTCTTGAAGCAGATACTTCGGATGCAACACTTCCACGGCATCGGCTACTCGCCACAATAATGCCGAACGGGTATCGGAACCTTCCTTCAAGCCCATCTGCTTGCCGGCTTGCGATATATCCTGACAAGGTGAAGAATAGGTAAAAAGGTCGATTTCTTGCCCCCCCACATTATTCTTTACTTGCTGCCAGTCGATTTTAGTTATATCGCCCAAGGCTTTGTCAGCAAACTGCGGAAAGATGAGGTTGTGCATCTGACAGGCATACTTATCTATATCGCTCCAGCCTACGCACGTCCAGCGGAAATCAGGGTGCTGCTGGGCGAGAACATCGGCTGCCATCAACTGCGAGTCGTAACCGGAGAAGGTGGTGAGGATAAGTTTCTCACCATGGTTCTTATCTACCGGATAGGTAGGGAGTTGGTCTTCTGGGAAGAAATCGGCAAAGAATGAGGTCTGTGCCTCACGCTTTGGCTCTTTCGGATACCAGAGTTGCTGATAGATGGCTGCGAGCACATCTACCACGATAGAATTTCCAGCTTGCTTGTATTGCTGACTAGCCGATACCGCCATATCCTCTGCCTTTCCCTTGCTCTTATAGCCAGCTACTCGCTCGGCTGCCTGGGCATTGGTACTCTGCATCATGCGGATAACGTCATCACGCACACCCATCAATCTGAAACACTCGAAAGGTGTCAGCTTTCGGATGGCATAAGACTTAATGGTCTTATCCTTGAAATTGAATTTTGTTATCATCTTGTTTTTGCTCTATAAATCGTTTATTTTAAAGCTTTTGCCCTTACAGGGCGACTTGCTGATTGCTATGATTACCCAGGGCGCTGCCCTGGGCTAGGAGCTTCTGCCCCTTCAGGGCGTATTGTTGCTACGGGTTATAATTCTACAAACACAAACGGATTGCTGCTGGCAGCCGTGAGTGCATTTACCAATTTACCCCCCTACCGTGCGGCTACGTCTTAATGCAGAAGTAGGGTAATTCAAATCGGCTGCACCTGGTACAGGACAATCGGTATAGCCTTGCTCCGTTGCCTGACGGATGCGTAGGAAGGTCTTACCTTCTATATCCACGATTTCAAGAAACGGACGGTCAGATGTGGAGTATATCCGATAGAGAGAACCATCGGGATAAAAACCATACCGCTTTCCGTTCTTGATAATCGTGCCTCGCTTGTATTGAGGTTGATTTTTATTATTCATATTTCTTTATCAGAAAAACGTTCTGCTCCCACGAATTAATGGTAATGGTAGGGCAGAGATCTGTATCTAGAATACCGCCCTTATTCTCGCCTCGTGGATATTGGTAAAAACGATGGTTATTCATACTCTATCCTTATGCAGTGTGGGCATTTGTAATCGGTGGCTCTGAGTGCAGGAGAAAGCCCCCCCATTTCTTCCATTCCTACTTATGACTCAAAGGATGTACAGATGCCTTAACATCTATCATTTGCTTCTCCTCATCTTTTCCATTTCTTCATTCTCTTTTGATAATCTCTCTAAGTGTTCGAGAACGAGAGAATAGGATTGGGTGTTGACCTGGTCTTCCGTTAAGCCGGCATACTTCTGCATCGTGGCGGTGGTGGCTGTGTAGATTTCCATCGGGGTTTGCGGCTTTTTATTATCTACCTTCTGCACCTTAAAAACGTGAGGGTAGCGATGGGCTAGGGTGTGCATGATGCCGCTCCACCAGAAGAGGATGACCTGCCAGTTTGCTTCCGGGTATTTGAAGAAATAACCTGCGTTCTCGGTGAACTGCTTCGACTCATAATGAAAATCGTACTTCGTGATGCCTGTTGTCGGATCGACGTACTGGGTGGTGGTGTTAAAGATGGTGGCAAGGAACATGTTTCTTGCACTTGCTACACTCTGAGCTTGCGTCTGGAGTTGTTCCTCGGTGAACTTATTCATCTGCTTCATCTTGACCAGGTTGTTGCTTAACTGGGTATAGGTCTGCATCATATCGCTAGCGAAACGGTATTGCTGCCAGGAGAAACCATCGAGGTCGGGATTCGGACCACGGAAGGCTTTTGCGCGACGATACCACTTGGCTTTCTGTCCGATAATCGGATAGGGGAAGCGGGTGAGGAAATTACCGCTATCTGCATCCAGCCAGTCGAGAAGACCTGCGCCCTGGGCGATATACTCAGGGGAGGTCTTATCATCGGTCTTGGCTTTCGGGGAGAGCCAATAGTTGAGCTGCCAGAGGTAGAGGGGGAAATGGCTAGCCGACTGGGGACCAGCGATAGAATCGCTGGGAACGGGGGCACAGAGGGAGAGGAGCTTCTTCAGGAGGCTCTTCTTCTGCGGCTCTATGCTTACCAGGTAATGTTGCTCATTGAGGGGCAGACGAGGGTCGGGATAGGCATTGATGCTTATCCCGGCAAAAAGAAAGAAGACGGCTATTTTCACCTTCTGCATATCGAAAGGGTGATAGCGGTCTACTTTGGCTATCTGCTCCTGCATGATGGCAGCGAGGGCTTCCAACTGGGAGGGAGTACATTGGTTCCAGCCCTTCGGAATTGTAAGATTTATTTGTTCTTGCATAAGCGTTAAATTTAATGTTGATTGTTGAATGTTGAATGTTGAGTTGCCTCACGGACTCAAGGGCGCTAGCCTAATTCAACATTCAACACTCAACATTCAACATTTAATAAAACCTTTAGAATGGCAGGTCGCTGTTCGGATCATCGTAACCTGGCATTGATGAATAATCATTGCCTCCATCTGCTGGCGGGACATAGGCGGTAGCGTTGCCGACGGCTCCGTAGGGCTGCTGTGGGTACGTCTGCTGCTGGGCGGTAGGCTGTGGCTGATAGAGGCTGGCTATGCGCTTATTCATGCGAGTACGGATTGCCTTGAAGAGGTGAGAGTTCTCATCGTTGAAATCCTGATTTACGATGTCAGGGTCTTTATCCTTATTGGCTTCCTTCACCTGCTCTACGAGCTTAGGGAAATTCTTTGCCACTGCCTTGATGTACTCGACGGAGAATGAGATGTGCATTTCGTGGGTAGGTACGCTCACTTTTGTGTCACCACGTTCGGCTGCAGTCTGGCGAATCTTATTCTTATACGCCTCATTGAAAGGGTAGATGCCAACTCTCAGTTTTGCCTGAGTTTTACTTGCATCATTCTTTGATGTCTCTACTCTAATTTCGTTCACATCGATAGGAATGCAAACATAAGGACGCTTTACATTCTTCTCATCGATACCTACTAAGACCTTTGCTCCATTCAGAGACAAAAGGTCAACATTTCCATTGTAAGAAGCCATTTTTTTTACTTTATTTATTTGTTAAAAACTTATTTTCTTGCCGCCATTGGCGATGAGACTGCCGTAATTGATCGCATTGATGCGACGGAGCCAACCTGCCTCGAAGACCTGCTGGCTAGGGTGCTTGGCGATGATGCCGAGGATATACTGCTTGCGGCGTGCCTTGATGCGCTCGAAGAACTGCTTAGGGCTCTGACTGTTGAGCGCCTTGAGGGTTTTGTTGCCCACGATACCATCGGCTCTTACGCCAAGCATGGCTTGCACGAGGGTTACGCCTGGTGTGCCGCTAGACCAGACCCAATCTACCAGGATGTTGGCGATGCTCTGGTCTTTGATGCCATCGGCTTTCCATCGGTTCCAGTAGCAACGGCGAAGGATGGAGATAGCATCGGCTTTTGTGATAAGCTTCACGTCCTTTGCGTCTATGCGGCCATCATGGTTCTTGTCGTAACCTTGGGTTTGCCAGGTTTTCAATGTTACGCCCATGTTGGTAGGACCGCCCTTGTCATTGGGGTGGTTTACGTAACCTCCTTCAAAGGAGAGAATGAAATCTGCAAGAGGTTGAATCTTTGCCATATCTTTTCTGTTTTATCGTTTTTATTTCTTCTGAGGGCAAAGATAGGGGTTTCGATTTTATTCGAGGGGACAAAGAAAGCCTCCCTGCGGCTTTTGTAGGCGCAAAGAGGCTTCAAAAAATGTTATCCCAATCTTTTTACTTTAAATACTTGCACTCGCTAGTGCGAAATCCAGATTACCTATATCAAAACAAACTACATCATCGCGTGAGCGGACATATAGTCCCATATCTTGGTACAATCGTCTTCTTCGGGTTGCCAGTCTGCGTCCTGGAAATAGAAGAGATAAGCTGCCTTGATGATTTCATCTTCTGTCATATCGCTGCACAGGTCAGCGTACATGGCATTGAAGGCAACATACTTATCCCAATCGTTCACCTTATCATGGAACTTCATGCCCTTGGTGGCATTCACTATCTGCGATTTGGTCCAGTGTGCACCGGTTCCTACCAATTCGCCATTCTCGCCTTTCTTGCTATACACAAGATGGCAGACATCATGGTTGGCCATTTTCTCGCTGTAATGACGATCATAGAACACTGCGTGCTGGTGACGGAGGATGCACCAGTACAATTCCGGATTTGTTTCCTCCAGGGAGGCGAGGTCGCAGCTCAAATGCTCCATCGCCTCCATCATCTTCTTCTCGGTAGCCACGCCGTGAGCGCGGGCTTGATCTATTAACTGAATATACTTCATCGTCTTTTACCTTTCCTTTTGTTGGTGGATAGTCATGCGATGGTGAGTGTTAAAGGAGCATCGCACACGAAAGTCTTGCTGCAGGAGCAGCAGGCTACCTTGACAAGACGGTTTTTCACGCTGCCAAGAGATGTGGTAACGTTCGTGATTGCCGTAGCAGAGAAAACAGGAATGGTGAAATCCTGACTTACTACCTGCGAGCGGGTGCAGCAGGAGCCACAGTTGCAAGGCACGTAACTGATAACACCCTCTACGTGAATGGTTATGAGATATTGCGAAGTACCGACGTTGGCAATGCTCTTTACTGAGAATTGAGGGTTGAAAACCGGAGTCTCATCCACGCATGAAGGAGCACAGAGCTGCTGCGTGATATTTACATCATAATAGGGAGCAGTGGCGGTTGCACCTACTGCAAGCGTAGCCATGATGCAGGCTGGAATTGTTCTTTTATTCATAGTCTTTTCTGTTTTAATAAAGCGACGACTTCACCGCCGCATTAATGTTTCACCTGATAGCCCTGGGTCTTCTCTACCGGAAGGTTCTTCTGAAGAAGGTCGGCGAGTTCGTCAAGATCTTCCTCGTCAAAGGTTATCACACCCTCCAGGATAGAGAGCGGTCCTTTGTAGCGAAGCTGCTCTACCACATCGTGCGCCATCTGCGGAATGCTCTCTTCGGGAATGTTCCCGAAATACTTGGCGAGCATCGGAGTGACAAGCGCATTGACCACAGGCTGAATCATCGGTTCTATATCGGCTTGCAGAGAGTAGTTACCACTCACCAGTCCCATGCTGCCGATAGTAGCCTGGAGAGACTGGAGCATAGGCAAGTTCATCAGATTGCCAGCCGCTATCTGAGAGATGGCAGGGCGTGCCCATTCGGACACCACCGCTGCCAGGATTTGCGAGTTCTTGTAATCCATATCGTTTCTTCCTTTTATCCGAAAATACGGTTACTGGTTACAAGCGCATCCACATCCCATCTGACATACATTGCCCGATGGAATCATCAGCTTAGTAACACTCGAAAGTGAAGCTACCTGCGATTTCAGCACGTCGATGTTGGCGTTGGCAGCGGCATTGTATGCCATCTGCTCTGCGTTGACCGCCTGCTGTGCATCCTTGTTGGCATCTACCTTGTTTTCGAGCTGACGAATCTTACCGTCAAGATACTGAGTAACATCTACCATCTTCTTGTCGGTATAGTTCTCACTCTTCTGGATAGCAAGTTCCGTCTTCAATGTAGAGTTCTCCTGAATAAGGTTGGTCTCACTCTTGGTTACAAAGCGTGCATCCGGATCACTCGGATTGGCAGTCATGCCATTGTTACCTCTACCGAGGTTAAACAAGGATGCACCGCCACCCAGCAAACTGGTAGCCAAACCTGCGATACCAAGTCCAAGGGCGGTATTACCCAATCCCTTGCTGGCAACATCATAGTTGCCATCATTCGTTTTTACCTGCATAGTTTTTTGTGTTTAAATTCTTCCAATATCGGAATCACATGCAAAGGTAATAGGAATGAAGTAAACAGAAAAGTGATGTTCATTAGATGTTCTTGCGGATAAATCATGAAGCAGGAACACTAATAGACAAATAAGAAAAAGTACAAACGTGCAGAAGTACATAAGTACAAATGTACTTTGGTACCAAACTACATGGTTTCTTCCAAAGCCTTGATATACGGAATGGCTTCGTCCCTGATAATGTCGAGGAAGAGTTGTGCAGAACGCTTCATAGGTACATCCTTCATACAGTGGGCATTGCTCATCAGTTCTTCTCCTATGCCATGGATAGGACGAGCTATAAGGGTAGGGTGGTTCTTCAGATACAGCTTCGGCATAAAAGTAACCAGGTGAGTATCTTCTATGATGGCAAGGTCTTCGTCTGGGTCGCTGACGATACACTTTACGCTTAATTTGGTGAGATCGTTCTGCAAATATTGCTGAAAAGTGTTGAAAACACGTTCGCCTACATCGGGCATGATGATGCCGTGCTTCAGCAGGTCATCGTATGTTACCTTATCTTTCCTGCCAAGAGGGTGTGTGTTTCTCATGATGGCACAAATACTGAATGGGATGCAAGGCTGGCTCTCGATGCCCTCGTTGGTATAGGCTTCGTTCATCGTAAAAGCGAGATCCAGCATGTGGTCTCGCAACAGGCGGTTCAGGCTCGTTGCCTTGGAAAATTCGGCATTCACTCTTACGTTAGGGTATCGCTCCATGAATATAAGTGCAGCCACACGGATATAGGGTGCGATAAAGGAACCTACGCCGATGCGCAGTTCTCCGGTCATGCAGTTGTTGAGTGCATTGATATGCTCCTTGCAGTCTTCCGCCAACTTCAGTATTTCCTTAGCACGTGGCAGAAGTGCCTCCCCGTTCTCGGTGAGCATGATGCTGTGCGATGTGCGTATCAGCAGCTTGCATCCCAGTTCATCCTCCAGAGCCTTGATATGCTGACTGATGGCGGATTGGGTGACAAAACATCGGGTGGCGGCAATACTGAAAGAAAGCGTCTCTGCCACATACACAAACGATCGTAAATGTCTTAGCTCCATAATCTCTTACTCTTTAAAATACATTATATATATTAAAATTTTATGCTGCAAAAATAAGAAAAATATTCTATGCGGAAACGCATTTTGCATAAAAAAATCTAATTATGGGATAAGAAATTAAAAACTGAAAGATATGTGCAGTTTTAAATGCGAAAAGCCCCGGTATCTTGCCTTATTTTACTAAGGATCAATACCGAGGCTTTGATTTATAGAGTAAATTGCCAATGGAAACGCATTGGATAGGGGGAGCGATTATTCATCGTTTTCGCCGGGCGTAGAGGTTTCATCATTGACAGATGCTACCTGCTTGCTCCGCTTAGATGACTGCTGTGAAGCGGAATTGGTATCGCTCTTGTCAGTTCCGCTTAAACTTCCCCCGATGTGCCTACACCGTTGCAGAGAGAATCCCAGCCACTTTCTGGTGCGGCAATCTCATAGCGGCCATACATGGTCGGACTGAGGGAACCGCTCAGTGTCACTGTACGATCATCCTCAGGTTTTTTGCCCGTGTCTCCCTTAATATTACCGGAGTCGTACTTGAAGTCGTGCTGCTTGTCGTAAACGAGGATTGATTTATCACCATCCTCGATGATGTAACCACATTTAAGGTTATTGAGACCACGAGCCACATACGCAGAAGCGGCACTTACGCTCTCAAGAACGTAGTCCAAAGTCTGCTTAAAGCCCTTTCTGAAGCCCAAGTTTTCCCAGGTGTGACCCTGACCGCCATCCTGGCACTCAAACTTGTAGAGACCCTTACCTTTCTTGAAGGACGCAGCTGTCAGCGCTGCATAGGTGTTCTTACCTACCTCTGGTGAGAGAGGGGCAGCGAGCTCACTCTTGATAAAGACATATACGTTTACGCCAAGACCACCGAAGTTCTCCAAGCATTCGTTCTCGGAGAGAATATCCTTGATCTCTGGGCATGTTACATTTTCTGCCATAATTGTATCTTTTTGATGATTAAACGAAATGGCGGCGGCAACCATATTCCGACAGGTCAGGCGACCGCCGCCGAGGATTTATAGAGGACTGCCTTTTTGCCTGTTGGACCAGCGATGGAATCGCTGGGAACGAAGGCAGGAGAGAGGGTTAACCCTTCTTGAAGAAGGCGGTGATACCCATGCTCATACCGGTGGCGGCGAACTGAATTTTCTTCTCCTTGCTGCCAGTGCTCCAGTGAGAGAATACATCGGTAGTGCCCTCTGCCTCCAGGGTAATAACCTGGTTAGGAGTTGTGCCTACTGGCTTAGTGTACTCTTCACCGTTTACCTTCACCTTACCATCGGTAACAGGAGAAGCATCCTCCATGGCGGTTGTTACCACAAGGTTAGAATTGGTGTAGTCACCAGCTACGTACTCTGCTGTTGCAAGGTTGCCGTCTGACATCGCAAAGGCGTATTTGAACGGATTGCGAGGTGCCAACGATCCCTGAATTGACTGAATCTGGAACTGCACGTCACGCATATCTGTGTCAGTGCCGACCTTAACACCGACGTAAGTCTGGTTGCTAAGTGTATCAACGCCATAAACGAAGTTCTTCTCGATGGTAGCGTACATACGATCGCCCTCACCGAAGTCTGCGATAGGGCAGATGGTTACACGAGAGAGACCTGGGAGTTTGAAGTTACCGCCTACCTCATAGTCCACCTTGAAGTTGCCGTGGAACTTGTTAGCGTAACCTGCAGCGATGTACTGGGCTGTCTGCTCGCTCATATAAACGAGTGTATTCTGCTTGCGCAGACGGGCATCCCACTTCATGTGCCATGCCAAGAAGTTGTCGTATGGGGTAGAGTCATTGTTGTCAGAAGGCTCTGCGATTGACTCACAAGGAATCAAGTTTCCGTTAGCCTCGCTGATGATGCCAGCCTCGATGTCGTGCTTGATACAGGTATGGAAACCGTCGTAGAGAGCCAAAGCCTGCTCTGAAGCAGGAGTGCTCTCGTCACCCTTATCAAGACTGATGTCACCATTCCACAAGCAAGCGGTAAGGTTGTCGGCATAGTTACGGAGAATTGCGGTAGCAGCCTCTGTAGCGAGAGGGTACTGACCCTGTGCGTCGGTACCGAATACTGTTTCACAGTACTTATCGATGTTATCGGTATAATGGTCCCAAGCAAGCTTGCAGACGATTGTACGTTCTTTCAAAAATCCCGCCTCGCTGTTCACTTTAGTGTGAACATCCTTACGACGGGTGGTACCGCCCTTACGGAGCAAGATGTGAGTTGTGCGCTTGAACTGGATACCAGTGATGATGTCAATCTTCAAGCGGTCCATCTCCTCTGCATCGGTGTAACCTGGACCCATAAGGATTTCCTTAGTTACCTGCTCGGCTACATGCTGCAAGGCAGTAGTGCCAATAAAATCTTTAGGAAGTGTTGCCATAATTTCAATTACTAATTAAAAAATGAATAAGAATGTTTTAACCTGAATACTTAGTGTTATCCTAATACTGGAGTGATTACTCCTCGCCACGAGTAAAACGCTCGAAAGCTGCCTTGCGCTCAGCATTGGTCTTATACTTCGATGGGTCAAACTCACGGAGGTTCTGAGCCTTTGCACCTTCACCGTTGTTCTGAGGTGCTGCGCCCTGTGCTGGCTCCTCGCCTGGGTTCTCGTTCAACTCAGCAATCTGAGCATCCTTGTCGGCGATGGTCTGCTGGGCAGTAGCGAGTGAAGCCTGGGCAGTCTTCAACTCCTCATCTACCTTTGCCTTCTCCTCATCAGCCTTTGCCTTTGCATCGTTGAGGGCCTTGATGTCCTCATCGGCCTTAGCCGCAGCCTCTTTCAGGTTCTTAATCTCATCGTCCTTCTGGGCGATGGTTTCGGCGAGTGCGTCGTGCTTTGCCTGAAGGTCAGCAAGACTCTGCTCTGCTGTGGTGGCTTTCTGCTTTGCATCAGCCACAGCCTGCTCCTGCGATGTAAGATGAGCTTCGAGGGTATCGAGCAGTGGTGCATTCATGAATGCGCCTTCCTCCTTTACCTCAATCTGCTGACCATCCTGCATACCGCAAGCAGCGTTGATTTTTGGATAATTTGCCATATTGATTTGATTTTGGTTATTTGATAAATGTTGATTGTTGAATGTTGAATGTTGACTTTCCGGGGTGTTCTCTTCCGGTTCCGGCTTTTGGATAGAAGCCTCTCGGTTGATAGGCTCGGCGGTGCCGTTGTAGAGAGCGAAGCAGCGCTGAACGCAACCCATAAAGGTAGACTGGTCGTCCATAAGGATTCCCTTCACGTCTTCAGCACTGAATATCTTCCCATGAAGATGCTCATCTTTTGCGTTAGGGCAAGCCTTTTTTACATCAGCTCTGAACTCAACACCCAGTTCGGCAAGCTCTTTTACGAGTTCCTTGCTGTTGTTCTTGTTGGCGATGTCACGGTAAGCCTTATTCTTGTCGAATGACTCCGGGTCATACTCCTCGTGATAAGTCTCATCTGTGTATTTATCCTTTGAGCCATTAGCCAAAGTATAGAAGGCAGCCATCACGCCGATACAACCAATTTCATCCTTCGGGTTCATGTAATATCGCTCATCGCAAAGAGAAGCGAGATACATACCTGCGCTGTCACACATACCATCTACCAGGGCGATGGCCTTCTGACCCTTGGAGTGGGCATAGTCGATAGCAAGTGCATAATCGTTCTTAGCCCAAGCCGAACCGCCAGGAGTATTGATGATAAAAAGATGACCTCGGCAAAGCGGATGATCAGCTGCACGCATCATCATATCGCGATGGTCGATAGAACCATAAGAGCAATATCCACCATTCCGGGTGATAGGACCATCTACAGTGAGAACCGAAACGAACGGGAAGTTCTGCGCCCGCTCATCCTCTTCCGGATAGTCGAGCTGATAGTTACCCTTCACCTGCTTGCCATCTTCAGAAATCTGATATTCCTCCGGATAGTAGGTGTTGCCTTTTTCATCCTCTGCAGTGACGAATCCACAAGTCTTTTCCGGTTTGGTAAACACTGTATGAGTATTTAGGTTCTGCTCAATCGATTTGCGAATGCCATGCACAAAATCGGGGTTCACCATCCACTTCTTTTCGGTCAGAATTTCATAAAGACCTTTCATGTGGGTAATAAATTTTTAAAAATAAATGTATGTTATCGTTATCCTGAATACAAATCTCCTTACCTTATTTAGCAAAAGAAGACCTTTCAATATTTCTGACGGCAAAGGTAATGGGAATACATCGGAAAATAGGGACAAAATAAAGGTTGTATGTTGAGTGTTGAATGTTGAATTAGCCTAGCGGATAAAACAAAAAACCCTGCGATCCTCACGGACAGCAGGGCTAAAATTAATATAAATATAAAATTTCGATACTTATGAATTATATGATTTCAAAACTAGAAGATAATTAAGTACTATAAATTTATGATTGATTAAGCAATCGTTATCGGAATAAACTCTGACATCGCCTGACAGGTAGCCGTGATGCTGCGGGTCTCAGCATCATTCTGAGCGGTCACGGAATCGGTAATACTGAAGGTGCCAGGCAGAGTATGGCAGAGATAAATCGTGTCATCCTGCTTACGCAAGACTATATAATAGTCCTTTCCGTGCATTTTTTTGATGATTTCGGGTATATTCGCCTTTCCGTCACTAATATTGGCTGTAATCTCGAACTTGAAGACGGTACCATTGCCACCCTCTGAAGAAGTCTGCTTGGCGGTGATGCTATCGGATATGATGTAATTGTCACCTTCGCTGAGGGCAACATGGAGTGCTTCGCCGGCAAAGTGGCAGCCGGTTATCTGCAATATCATCGGTATGCTGAAGGGAATAGGAACGGAGCTTTCCCGTACAGCATAAAAATAAGCATCGGTTACTCCGTCAAGAAATAACTCTCTGCAACTATCAGGTAATTTCATAACTTTTCCTTGATTTAACTATTATTTAACTTTTGTTTAGATAAGAATTAACATCTATTATATAAGGTGTAAAATCATAGCCACTGCACTTCGTCGATGCGGTTAGGCTTATCACGGCTATCTTTATACTGCATATCCACGCAGGAATAGCTCTTAAAGAAACAGTGCTCCGTGCGGAACCACCTGCCGATAATGCGGCGCAACACGTCTTTCTCTTCCTCGCTGGCTTCTATGCCGTATCGCATTAAGTACCGCTCCAGCATGGCATTATGGGAGCGGGCGATGACCCTGCCATTGGAGGTACAGAAGTCGAAGGTGGAGAGTGCCCATTCCACGAGACTGCGCTTGAAATCGTTGTTGAGTGATACCGCCAGCGCACGCATGCCGTGCGTATCCAGCGTAAAGGTAGGCTTTACCGGATAAACGGTATCGACAACTTCTACCTCACTCGGCAAGCGGATGCAGAGATAATCATCGTGTGAACCCTTGCCGTCTGTAAGGCGACCGTTGAGCTGCTGCACCTCCTGGAAAGTGAGCCAGCTTCCGGCATCACGGCGCATCACTACCTTGCCTCCTGCAGGGTGCTTGCCCGACAGCATATTGCACCACTGCTGCTGCGAGAAACAGCCAAGGTCGATACGGCTGCTTTTCGCAGGGGCGCTGATAAGCGAATTGCGCATAATGAACTGCTCATGTGAGTAGTTGCTGAACACCACCGGCTCATCCTTTGCCAGGGTGAACTTGGGGTCGCGGTGCCGGAAGAACTGGCAGCGGGAGGTTGGGAGACGGAGATAGATATTTGGCACTTTTTTTGAATGTTGAATGTTGAGTGTTGAATTAGGCTAGCGCCCTTGAGTCCACTAGGCCTGCAACTTGTTAGGAATGCTTACAAGTTTATTAATTACTTCAGCGAGAAGCCTTTCTGCTGGGCATAGTAGAGCATGATGGCATCGGTAACGTTCAGGCAATACTTCTGGATAGAGTTACCTTCCTTCGGCTTGGGCACCAGTTTGTCGAGTTTCTTGGTCTGCTCTTCGTCGATGTTGAAGGAGAGCTTTACGGCATCGATATACTTGCCTCCACTATCGGTAGCGCTGATGAAGCTCTCATTGAACTTATCTTTCTCACCGAAGAAGAGATTGATGGCCTCTACCATCTGTTCCTGAGTGAAACCAGGAAGGGTAGGATGCAGCTTGCGGTACTTCTGCGAATAGGTCTGCATACGCTTATCCATATAGTTATTGATGCTGTCGGCATACTCATAGTAGAGGGCGTAATCTTTCGATTTCTCGTCTTTCTTACGGGCAAAATCGAAGAAACCGCTCAACTGACGGAGGCTTGCCATCACGCCGTCAAACTGCTGAAACTCGCTGGCACCTTTGAAGATTTCCAGCATATCGCCCTTCACCTGGGTAAGCAGGTTTTCGAGCGTTTCAGACAGGAACGTTATCTTATCGAGATTGGTATTCAGCTGGTCTACCTTCTCCTGTATGCCCGGACGGCTGTAGTCTACGTAGTAACGTATCAGATGGCCGAAGTTAAGGAAGTCGTAACTTACTTCGCTGTGCAGATTTACCTGTACTAGCAGGGCATAGATGGCATTGGCCAGTTTATTATCTTTTTCCTGGATAGCCTTGATGAGGGGTATCATCTGAGGCGCGCCCTGCGGTATGCGGTTGGCAGCGCGTACCAGTTCGTTGCGGTTGCGCACGGCATCGGCAAACTTCGGATCAGCGAAGAGTGTCTCCAGGGTTTTGACGTATACATCTGCCGGCACATCCCTAAAGTTGAAGGTGTAGACGGTAGGGAGCTGACGGATTTTAGCATCCCGCCTTGCCATTGCCTCCATCTGGTGCTGCTTTTTATTTTTATTTCCCATTGCTATTTACTTTTTCTATTTATCATAATGAGCGTTAGAGATAGCGAGTAGTGATTTTACCTTTAAATCTCGAAGTCCTTATCATATTCCATCATTCTCTCGGTAATGATGCGATGAATCAAATAGCCTATCTCCTTGGCGTTAGGATGCGCCTTGCCGGTACTATCATGGAAGCGGAGGTCCAAGATATGTTTCCACTCCTTGAGGGTATAGGTATAGGCTACCACCGTATAGGTATCGAGAGGGAGAATGCCGCGGGCATCCTGCGGCTTCATGCCCGATTTCAGCAATCGGCGATAGAGCCAGTCAGCTATCTTGCATCCGGTAAGATAGAGGAACTTCTGCCAGCGGGTGCCCTCGTGCAGCCAGTGCGGACGGGCAATCTGTACGCCACCTTTCTTCTCCAGGTTCACATAGCGGGTGCTCTGTTCGCTGATGCTATTAGGCGATGTGCGGTTCAGCTCACGGCTGGTACTGATTTGCGTGGTAACAACCATGGTCATGCGGAGGAGATAGAGAGCCTTTTTGCAATCATATTTCAGCGCCTTCTCGATGAACTCATCTTCCTTCACATCGTATGAGTCGAGGATGTCGAGGATTTCGTCATGCTCGGCAAGGAACTGCATGTTGCTGCTGATCCATACCTTCTTATCCTTCACCGCATAATTGATGTAAGGTGAAGCCACGAGGAGAGACCAGAGAGACCTCGGCAGCTTGTTGTCATTCTTGACGAAGAAATAGATGGTACCATGACGGAGCATAGAGCGATGACCGCTCTTCCAGAAATGATTAACCAACTTTGCTGCCTGTACTTCCCGAAACTCCTCTTTCTTTTCTTCAGAAAGTTTCTCATCAGGCTGTTTGGCTTTGCTCTTGTAGCAGATTCTGCCTACTCGTGCAACCTGTTGAGTGCCAGTCTTCTGAGGCCACCACTCAACACCAGGAATTATCATTTTCATATTGTTTCTTATTTGATGTTTATATATCAAAAAACAGATGGTTTCTTTTAAAAGAAGGAACTGAAAATGCGGATAGCGTTTTCAGCTATCATTCCTCCCTTTTTCAGTTTCTCTTCTATCTCTGCTGCATACTTCGGCACTTCTCCATTGTCAGTTTTGATGCACCTTACTAAATTCAGCGTAGTAGTCAGCAAGCGATAGAGTGATGAATTATTGCTGATGATATAATCGAAGGAGTTAATATCCAGCGATACACGATATTCATCACGGTTGGTTCTTTCAGGAGCGATACCGCGAGCCTTCAGCGTTTCTGGCTTGGCAGCCACATAAATACTCACCAGTTCAATATCCGGAAAATGCTCACAGATGCTCAGAAATCCTCTTTCATCAATCACGTAGATGGCAGTATCTTCTATCTGGGCGAGTTCCGTCCAATACTCGTAGCCACCATATTCGGTGTAGGCAAGCATATCCTCCTTGGGAGTCTTGCACTCCTTCACGAAAAAGTGCTCTCTACCATTTACCTCGCCATCCCTCATGGGACGGGTGGTGAAGGAACAAAGCAAGGGGATGTTTAGGGCGATGGAAAGGATATTTGCCACCGTGTCTTTGCCTGCTCCAGATGGACCCATAATTGCAATAATCTTCTGTTTCATATCTTTTATTTTGTAAAGTTTTTTATATATAAATAGAGGGATAAACGAACAATACCGAAACAATCGCAAAACATTCCCAAAACATCCATAAGACTCTCGTAAGACTCTCGCAAAAATTTTGCAAAAGTGTAAAGCCTTTATTATCAGCTACTTACAAAAAGTATAAATTTTAACTTTCAGGGTTCTGCTGAATCGTTTTATAAATTTATTTCATCCTCTCAAAATCTTATTTCCCATAGGGAAAAACGTGAGGTTTCTCAGGCGTTCCAGCGAAGGATATTGCTGATTTACTCTGTCTCTGAAATCGTCCATATCGCCCATATCTACCATGTATTTTCCCGATGCAATTTCAAAGTTCACCGGGAACGTCATCACTATCTGCCGGAGGAATTTACACCCCCCCAATCATTACATCAAACACTACTTTCATCCATCGCTGACCATTCTGGTCGAGCCATGCCCCCTTCGGGATTTCAACTTTTCTCTTTGCCATAATCTTATATCTTTAAATGTATTAAAAAGCTTTTGCCCTTACAGGGCGTATTTTTTTATCTGTTCTAAAACCCAGGGTGTTGCCCTGGGCTAGGAGCTTCTGCCCTTTCAGGGCGTGCTATTGGACCAGCGATAGAATCGCTGGGAACGGAGGCGCTTTCTAAGTATTCTGATATATCTCTTTCCAGTCTTCCCTGGTGAGGAAGATGCCCGACCGCTTGCAGTAGTCGAAGAAAGTTGCCTCAGAAATCTTGTTGTAATTAGCGAACTGGTTCCATCGCTTGCGGAAATCCATCTCATTGTGGCCGCAGGTAGAGTCAGCAGGACGGAAGCGGGAAACTCTTCTCCATAGGTCATAACCCGCCGTTCTATCCACATGGTAAAGCGACATGCCGCATTTCACCCAACCCAGATAACCGCTATTAGCATCCTTTCCGGCACAAATATCAATGCCTTGAGCCTCTATCTTCTCAACAAGGCGCAAAGCTTTGCGATAGATGATTTCCGGTGTGTCCCGTCTGTAGGTGCCCTGTCCGCTATGCGGATAATTGCCTCCATAGCCAACACCAGTCGGATGACTGCCACTGAAATATGTGTTGGCATAGTTCATCACGGGCATTGGTGTAGGTACATTATTGGGCAGTTTGGTATATGGTATCACACGTTCATTAATATATATATGCGCAGGATCATCCCATGAGGCAAAGCGCACGCGTCCGATGTTTCCGCAGGAGCCATCGAGCATGATACCCATTGCAGCATATTCATGCAGTAATGCCTTGAACTGCTCTTTATGATGGTCTGGATAAGCCAAACGGACCAAGCCAAACAGTCCCGTTCCGGAGCAGGAGCGCATCAGCAGGGCTACTTCGGGGCGAAATGCCAACACCCTGCGGATATTCTCGAAATCGGCAATACCCTCGTTGTCCTGAAGGTCAATATCTATCGCCAGCCATCCGGTATGCTGCTGAAGGTGGCTTTCTCTTCTGGAAACCATCACACGCTGGCCGGGATGGGTAAGGCTATCGTCCTCGTAGGTAGCGAAGAGACCGCTCAGTGTGGCACCTGGAAGCATTTTCTTCGTGTCGATATACTCCGGCATCTTCTTCGCCTTGCTACCATACTGCTGCCGCATGGCTCTCAGTTTCTCTACATACGGCTTCCATCTGTCCGTAAGACAGAACTCACGGATAGACATCTGCCTGATGCACTCGCCAGTCTCCATATCGACGTACCTTCCGAGTGCATCTTTCGCATCCCGATAGATGGAACATATCTCGTCAAACATACCTTACATATATTATATTATTCATTTTTCGCTGCAAAGATACAAAAATAAATCGAAAAAAGTATAGGTAAGCTATATTATATTTGAAATAAGTTATATTTTTAACATTTAATATAGGTTTGAGAGGGGGAACCAGCGATGGAATCGCTGGGAACGGAGACGCAAAGGTTGTTTTTTCAAAAATGGGACCAGGAAGCGAAATCTGGTCCCATTTTGCCCATTCTGGTCTCATTTTAATTTTATTAGCAGAAATGTTAAAGTCCCCTAATGATGGAAACGGCGTATTTTGTCCCCCTGCTGCCACACCATTGTCCCACTGCTTGCCCACACTGATTTTTTGCTATCTGCTTATTTTTCAGCAACTTACTATATATTGGTCTCATTTTTATATAATTTTCTATAAACAGATGTACGCAGGAGATACAAAATATTTCAGAAATATGTAGAAAATCACACATTTTTCTCGCTAGCTGCCATTCCCCTATATCCCCATAACTACCTTGTTGTCTGATGTTTACGGCATAGCCGTTAATGCTACTAACTTCTAGTTTGAGGTTAGGGGATTTTGTTTTTAGGGAAAAGGAAAAATACACGGAAAATTTTATATATAGGTAGTAAAACCGACGAAAAATGAGACCAAGATATGCTTTTGAGACCAAAAAGCCCACTAAATCAGCGGTTTAGAGAAAGCCCACTGATTTCTCCCCTTGGTCGAAAAATGGGACCAGGATAAAATTCACACAAAAAAAGCTGCCTCGCTTCACAGCGAAACAGCCTCGAAAAACAAATAACTAATAAACTTAAAAACTAACAACTAATAATCAACAAAACCTTCTTCTATTTATTCTTCATAAACTGATTTGCCTTATTCAGGCTATCATGCAGTCCGTCACGACCGTACATGTTAATCTGGGCGTTGATAGGCTGATTGAGGCGCTGAATGAGCGCATTCACAGCTTGCAGGAGCGCCGCATTGCTTGCTGCGCTGGCTGCAATCAGGTCGCCTGCCGCTGACGCGCCAGACGAAAGATTACCATTGCCTGCTTGCGTGCCTGCTGCAAGAACATCACCCACGTTGCCATTATCAAATGCCCTTCTTGCTGAGTTTCTTCCTGAATAGTTCTGGTCGTAGTTCACCAGTGCTTTCAGTAAGCCAGGGTTATTCATCATCATGGCATGAGTGGTTTCACGGCCAATCACGATTTCCGGTCCCTTCTCAGCAACGAGAGACGGCTGCCCGTTCACAGAGGTAGCCGTAGGTGTCGTGAGCATCTTCACGCCCTGCATCTGCTTGCCATCATCCTCCTTTGCCCAATATACCTCGCCATTATCAGCCACAAATGGCTTCAAATCCTGCACGTTACCGCTATCGTAGGTAAGCATACCGGTTACGAGCTTGGTATTGGCGGAAGAGGTATTTTTACTCTTTCCACCGCTTCCGATCTTACCGATAGCGAAGTTAAGTAATCCCATCAGGATAGCCATCATAGCGCTGTAGGCGATTGGTCCGGCAATAGGACCCAAAGTACTGACACACCAGCCAAAGATACCGGCAGAACGGAGAGATGCCATTACTTGCTGGTGAACACCTTCAAGTTCCTCTTCCGACAAGTGAGTAGCTTGCTGTGCACCAATGATTGCGGTACCAGTAGCGATTTCAGCGCTTACTTTTGCCGTACCGAATGCCTGCTGCATCAGAAGGAGTTCGGTGTAATGGGCAGTGGTCTGCGCACGATCGATCTGCTGCTGGCTAATCATCTGCAAGGAGCTTGTGGCAAACTGCTTGACCATCTGCTTCAATGCCGTTCTGAGAGCCTTGCGACCTTCTGACGCATTTTCACTCATCGTTGCGAAAGCATCACCCACTGACTCACCAAACGTTTGCAGAGGACCCATAAACGTAAGAAGGGAATTGTACTGACTGAACATATCAGACGTAAGTTTCTGCGCATAACTAGCCTGTTCTGACATGATATTCTTTCGGGCATCCGCAAGCTGTTGCTCGGTAGCCTGATGCTCTTCGAGGAATGCGTAATAGGTTTCCGCATACTCCATGCGCATCTTCATCATTTCCAACTCTGGGTCAGTGGCAGAGACAGACTGCATACCCATCGACTGGGCGGCATTGCGGTAATTACCGGTAACAGCTACCTCCTGCTGCATACCAGGCAAACGCTGCTGGTATTCCTTATCCACAGCGGTCTGTGACCAGGAATAATCATTCAGCTTCTTGCGTTCATCATCACGTCTTTTGCTTGCCGCATCATACTCATCATTATATTTAATCAGTTCGATATACAAAGCCTTCAACTGCTGCGCCGTAAGTTTAGTGAAATCAAATCCGTTGTTGGCTACAGAAAGGAAGTCCATGAATTTACTCTGAAAATCTTCGCTTTCCGGATCCAACTGATACAACTCGACGATAGTACTGCGAGCCTTCGCCGTGAGATTGTCAAACGCATCATTCATCTTTTGAAGACCTTCTTCAGTAGCTGCATCTACCCCACTCGCTGGGCGAAGGAAGCCGATCTTATCGAAATTACTGCGAGTAGAACGGTCAACTGCACCCGTATAGTCGTGCTCATTGAGTATCTTCTGAATTTCCCGCTGCTGGGCAAGGAGTTTTTCTGCTGCCTCACGCAACTCCTGGGAACCGTTGGCAAAGATTTGATCAAGAAGAGCGCCCAGGTTCTCTGAGAGCGTCTGATTGTTTTCTCGTGACAAATCACCCGATAATTTCTGGAAGAGGGCGTGCAGCTCACTAATATCCGATTTGCCGATAGACTCCAGCAAAGACTTGGAGATTTCATCGTCATAGATAAGCACATCCTCATCCATGTGAGAGAAAAACTTCTTAAAATCATCACTCATTGTGCCGATGGATTTGCGAGCCGTACCGAGTGCCGTCTTAGTCTTAGCGTCGAGAAGAGCAAGCATCTGCTGCTGCTGTCCCTCGCTTACCTTTTCACCATCAGCATTCATCTGCGTTACCCATTCCAGGTACTTGCGTTTCTGCTCCTCATAGAAAGCCTTGATGTTGGCGATAAGGGCATTTGTACGAGTCTTTGCTTTCTGCTCCTCCTGCTTGGCAGTGTTATCGGTTTTCGGGGTATTCTTACCACCACCACCGGAATTGCCTTTACCGCCACCACCTCCACCAAGGTCTTCATTTGCGGCAGCATCTATAGCCTTCAGATAATCACTGATCTCATCCTGAGCACCAGCAAACTTATTTTTGATGCCAGCGAAGACATTATTAGCAGAACGAGCCTGACGGATATAGCGAAGCGCACTGAAAAGGCGCTGGTCTGCGATAGGTAAATCCTCGTATTTTACGTACTGATGTACCGTACCATCACCAAGAGTATCTTTATAAACCTTCCTTACCTGCGCTGAACTTCTCCCCTCTTTTTCCGAAGCTAAAACCCTTGCAACATTTTTGGAGCCATATCTTCGTGCAAGGTCTGCGATAATCGTACCCATATTCTTGTTGCGATTATCCTCTTCATATCCCTTCAAAACATCAGTACCAAAGCCCTTTGATGCTACCTTCCCGTAAGCATCAAGTTTATCCAGACTCCAACCGATACGAGGCTTATAATGCTTTTGAATATCATCTTCCTGCATCTGGAGGTATATCTTGCCACGGATAGCTTTCGCTGCCTGACGATAGGATTCTGCAAGATTCTGCACCATACCATTTTCATTTTTGAGCTTCTTGAAATACATGCCGAATTTATCGACATAAGTCTTCATAGCTGCCTGGTATTCGTTAGAACCTTTCTTGGCTCGTTTGATAGCCCCATAGTAAGCATCGAGTTCTGCAACCGCATGGTTAGCCGCCTCTCTTACACCTTTAAACGAACTATTAAACTTCTGAACGGAAGAAGAAGCTTCATTCGTCTTCTTGACTAAATCATGAATTGCGACACCTAATGATGTTACTACAGATATAACCAATCCAATAATATTGGTTTTCATAGCGAGACTCAACTGCTTCCAGGAGACGATAAGGCGAAGCGTTGCAAAATGGCTACCCATTATCGCCTGCGTAAGCAGTGTGAAAAAGCCAACAATACTTGAAACTTTAATACCTATCATTAAAGGAATCAGCTTGGAAAACGCCATTACCAAACCTCGTGTTCCCAGGTATGCCAGCAGTCCAGGCAATACAAATAGCAGTGCCTCGACAGACTTTTTTAATTCCCAAAAAAGTATCTGCACGGACGTTAAAAATGGCTTGGATTGTGTCAATTCCTTCGAGAAATTATACCATACCTTCGCCATCTCCTTAACGGCATCGATGCCATCCGGATTGACAAAAGCCTTTTCCCACATGTTGTTAGCACGTTCAAGAATAGCCTGTGCCGTTTGCTGCTGAATTTCATACTCCTTGGTAACGGCAGTACCCTCACGATACGCTTCACTGGATTCCTTCAAATGACTTTTCAGTACGCCGATATTCTGAGCCATAGTTACTACTACACTCTTCAATCGCTGACCGTCGGAACCAAACTCCTTGAAGTACTCATCCATAGAACTCAGGTTCTTGTCGCTTACGTTTTCGAGAACCTTCACCAAGGCTTGCATCGTCTGACCTTTGCTCATCATATCCTTCAGGGAATCTTCCTGCATGCCCAGCATTTTCTCTATATCGTGATAGTTGGTCCACAAACTGCTAATCAATTTACCGAATGCGGTAGATGCAACCTCCGGCATCAACATCAAAGAGTCGCTGGCAGAAGCAAGACCTAAAAGCTGGTCACTCGTGATATGAGCGGATTTGGAAAGACCAGTCAATCGCTTGGCAAACTCAAGAATATTACCACCATTGGCAGTAGATGTAGAAGCCAGTTTGAAGATAGAACTTGAAACGGAGTCGAAAGCTTCACTGATATTGCCGCCATGTTTCTCTACCTCACCCATCGTTTCTACGAATTTGGAGAGAGTCAGCATCGCGTCATCACCCAGATCCTCTTTCAGTGCCACATTTACACGGTCACTAGCTTTTGCAAAATCCGCTAAACCTTGCACGCCATACTTTCCCATACCCATACGAGAACCAATATAGGCAAGCTGGGTAAGTCCTTCGAGGCTAGTCCTGGTGTCCATCTTTGAGAGACTGTTTGACAACTCTTCTACGTCTTTCATAGACCAGTTGGTAACTTTGCGGACGTTAGCCAGGGAATCGGAATATTTGAAGTTAAGATTGATAACATCGGTTATCTTCTGCTTAATCATATTGAACGCACCGAACATACCCACGTAGGCGACAAGATTCTTTGCAGCCGTACTCCACGCATTTCCATGCTTGTTTACCGAACCCGTCAGCTTATCAATCTGAGCCTGCAATGTTTTTACGTCCTGTTGGCGCTTCTTCAGATTCGGATCATTCTCAAAGGTCTTGCCTAATTCACTCTTGGCAGCTACCAGAGCACGGCGAAGTTCCTTGAGCGAAGTGCCGGAAAGATTGTTGATAGCCTTTCTTATTCGCTCTGTATTCGTAACATTCTGCGTCACGGCAGAGTTATAGGAAACAAGCTCTTTCTCCAGTTTTTTAAACTCCTTCTTGCCTGCATCCGTGGTTGTATCGAGCTGCTGCATCTTCTGCTTGATAGCATCGATGCGCTGCTGCAACTCGTCCATCACCTTTTTGGCGACGGCGGCATTAGCCGTAATAACTATCTGAGTTTTTTTTGCTGTTGCCATTTTTTTGTTGTTTATTGATTAAAAAAGTTTAATAGGGCTTGCATCGGCAAAGGTATTTATCAACTTCACCTCACCCTCATAGCCATAGAAATCTACCAGGTAATTAGCTATGCGTTGCTGAAGGTGGCGAAGCTCCATCATAATGGCAGGGCGCTGAGATTTACCGCTCTTTCTATCCCATTTTGAGATATATCGGGTCTGATAGCGAGCCTTGCGGGCATTATCCACATCTTCATAGCTAGTACCCTGACCAACACCCATATCCACGAAGCGCATATAGTCGTTGAACTCAAAAGCCATCGTCACCTTGCCATAATCGCCTGCCTCTATAATCTTACCCGCAAAGGATTTTGCGCCCTCACCAGTAGAATGCCATGCGCCCTTAATATCGCCACGCTTTTGGTTTACTACGGCATAGCCGTTATACACCTCCTTGGGGAAGATGCACTGGGTCATGGTGTTTACTTCCAACTGATTGATGGTCTGTTGGAAGAAACGTGATGCTACCCTGCTGAAGGGAAACATCGGATTTTTGATAGGTTGTCCCATATCCTACGCTCCTTTCTTGAAAAGACTTTCGCCCTACCCCAACACCATAGGCAAGGATAGGGCGATATAGTCAAGATACAATTATTATTCTTTGATGATATACTTGTCGTTACCGCCGCAACCAAACTTGTAAAGCGGTTGCAGACTTTTCCAATCCACTCCGGCTACAAGCCATTGTCCGGAATACAGCTCACCTATCAGTCCGCACGAAATAGAGGGAATATCAATAGACTGCAATTCGGACATAATGACCGGATCATCAGCAAAAGACCGTCCTGTTACTGGGCAAACTCCCTTTCGCTTCACCTCCACCATCCAGGAAACGAGGTCTTTGCAATACTCCATCAAATCGACGGATGCCTGCTCTATCTTTGCACCATCGTATCGTCCGAGGGTTTGAGGCGAGTCTTTTACCTTAGTAAGAAACCACACCTGGTGAGATACCATCATCTTTCCGGCTGATTGAAACTCGCCTGTACTCAATACGCTATATAGCATACAAGGTGAATGCACGATATTTGCATTACGAGAAAAGATATTCTCCAAGTCAATATAGCGAATGCGGAAGAAACTCTGTTCTTCCAGCTTCTTGCTTGTCGGGTCGTGGGATAAGGACTTATATATCGTTGCCCAATGTTCCAAAACATTTGATATTGTCATAATTCAAAGAGTTATTAACACATTATTAACTGATAGCGTACAGAAATTAAGAGATATTGGCACTATATATCGTAAGCATCACCACCTGATTTCGACGGAATCCACTCATCTTTATCTGCGCCATTATCCGGCTTGGCTGCATTATCTTTATCCTTTACCTCTTTTTTCTCGCTGTCCTCCTCTTCTTCCTTCATCAGGTCTTTCAGCTTCACGTTGAAATGCCTTTCGGTTTTATCGGCTACAATCTTCTGCATCACTCTTGCCCAAGGTGCCCCATTACAGGTACTCTCGTTTTCGAGGATGCTCACGAGTTGCACGCCACAATAAATGGCAGCAAGATAATTAGCGAGATGGAGAGGGTTCTGGAAATCGAGTATGACGGTATCTACCATCGTGGCCAAGAATATCGCAAGGATGAGGACGGAGAAATCTTTCACCATCTTTGCCATTTTCTTAGATTTCAGTTTTCCGTCGATTTTGCATCGAGGGTCTTTCTTGATAGCCTCACGATAGCGGGAATAGATGCGGCAGTTGCACCGCCACGCCGTATAGCAATCGCAGATAAGGGCGAAGAAGCATACGGCGATGTAATTAAGAGATGGTTCCAGCGTACACCATACCAAGCCGATAATGGCTGCAAGAAACCTTGTGAGGGTTGGAATTAAACTTTGCATTTCTTTTTTCTTTTTAATGTTATCCTATGTTGTCTTTTAATACGATACAAAGGTATCGGTTTTTTATTGAGGGATGGGGACAAAGAGAGCTGTGGGACCTGCGATGGAATCGCAGGGAACGGGGGCGAGAGGGATGCTATTTCAAGCTAGGGGGTTGTCCCAACCATTTAGGGGTGATTTCGTAATTTTGTGGGCAGATAAAGAAATTAAAAAGGCGCAAAATGATAAACGAGCAATTACAGAAAAAGATAGATCAGTCTATTCGCCTCCTGCAAAGCGTACAGAAAAGGTACGATGGAGAGATAGAACTGGCTTATTCGGGCGGCAAGGATAGTGATGTTATCCTGCAGCTTGCCAAGGAAGCTGGTATCAGATACAGGGCGATATACAAGAATACCACCATCGACCCACCGGGCACTATCGCCCACGTGAAGGAGATGGGTGTGGAAATTATCAGACCTAAAGAGAATTTCTTTCAGCTTATTGCAAAGAAAGGGTTTCCTAATCGCTTTAGCCGTTTCTGCTGTGAAGTTCTGAAGGAATATAAAATCCTCGATAAAACTGTTATCGGTGTGCGCAAAGAAGAAAGCAGAGCGAGAAAGGAAAGATATAACGAACCTATCGAATGCCGGTACTATGGTTCTAAGAAAAAGGAAAATCATGTAGAACAGATTTATCCTATCTTGGAATGGACCAACGAAGATGTGAGGGATTTCATTCTTGATAGAGGATTGAAGTTGGCACCAGTATACTATGATACGGGGGGGGGCAAATCGACGTTACCCGAAGACTCGGCTGCATGTGCTGCCCCCTGGCTTCAAGACACAAGCGCCTTATCGAGTTTCAGAAGCATCCCCGCATAGCCAAGGCTTATCTGAGGGCGGGACAGAAATTCTTAGATACGCATCCTGACTCGTCAGCAGTAAGCAGATATGATAACGTTTACGAATGGTTTACGCGTGATGTGTTCTATGCCAACAATAAAGATTGGGAAAAGGCAAACGGCACACTATTCGGTAAGCCCGATTACAAGAAGTTTCTGGAATGTCAGTTTGGTATCGACCTTACCATATAGCGTTTCGGGGGTTCGAGGGGGTGAACACGAATGACACGAATAGCACGAATTTCGGTTTTCGATGCCCCACCAGGTTAACACTAAACATTAAACATTAATAAGAGATGAGTCAACTTACGCAGAATACCCTGCAACGTATAGACAAATGGCTATCAAATGGACTGAGTATCGACACGATGTTTCCAAAACTGGAACAGAAGTATCGGATGCAGCTCTGCTACGAGTTCTACAAGCGCTGGGTACAAAACAACGATATAGATCCCAAGACTACCTGCCGCAACATAGCAAGGCGCGACTATGCGCTGTTTATGAAACAGGCAGGACAGGGCAACAGGGAGGCGCAGGAAATGGTGATGGCGCTGCATATTGATATTGACGACGAAGGAAATATCAAACCCCGTACCATTACCGAGCTGACAAACGATGTGGCGGTCTGTAACCATATCATCCGTTTTTTTATGACCGATGAAAGCCCTCGTCACAAGGCGATGTATCTCAATTCTGCTGAGTGGCTTATCCGTACGGGCAAGCAGCAGAACAACGACCGTGCGGTGGATAAGGGTATGCAGGCATTGGCTACCGTTTATGGCAACTTCCTCGAAGAGAAGGATGCTACCGAGGAAATGCCGGATATGAGCCGCATTGCCATTACGCAAGATGTGAGCATCGTGAAGCGTGATAGGGTGAACTATACTGACGAGTACAAGAAAAAAATGGCTCGCAAGTATGGTCTTACGGCAAAGGATATGCAGGATATTGCCGAGGAGGAAAGTCTGCAGGAGCATAATGAAAAGGTACCTGACTATATGGAGTATATGGAAGAGGTGCTGGATGATCATGCTGAGAAGAAGGAAGCCGAAATGGATATTCCGGAAGAGGAAGGTGATACCGAAAAGGAAGGAGGCGATGATGAGTAAGCGCAAAGGTGATCATCATTATCACAATAAGGTTCCTCCCTTTACACCGGACCCCGAACATTACACCCGAAAACAGCATACCTGGAAGGCGAAGGTGGCATACGAAACAGAAAATGCTGCCTGGGAGTTTCTGAACCAAAGACCGGAGCTGAAGGCGCAAGGGTATGTGGCGTACCAGTGCAAGACATGCCAGAAATGGCATGTGGGAAAATTAAGAGTTAAGAATTAATAGTTTATAGACTTTATGGCAAAAGACTGGGTAGGCGGCAATGCTGCCGTATTTAAAACGTTAGGCGCAAGCAACCATAAAAACGGCGAGCGACAGCGTGAAGACTACTATGCCACAGAACCCGCAGCTACCGAATGGCTTTGTAAGATAGAGCAGTTTACGGGGGAGGCCGTCCGAAAACTTAATTAGGGAAGCAAACAACTGAATTGGGCATTTTTCTTTTGCTCTTTATAGTTAATTAACCTCGTATCTTCTTGATTCTCAATTATTTTATGTATCTTTGTAGTAAAAAACAAGAAAGATATGGCATATAAAAAAGGACAAGATAGACGACAGAGGGTTCTTTTCCCTGATTGCATTGACGAGTATGTAGAGGCTGACGCCCCTGTTCGCTTGTTTGATGCTTTTGTCGATAATCTCAAAATGGATGAACTGGGATTCGTCCGCAGTACTCCTGCAGAGACAGGTACTCCTGGATATGATCCTCGCGATCTCCTCAAGCTCTATATTTATGGTTACTTCTATCAGGTACGTTCCTCTCGCAAACTTGCTCGTGAGTGCAAGTGTAACGTAGAGGTAATGTGGCTGCTCAACAAGCTGACTCCAGACTTTCGTACAATCTCCGATTTCCGGAAGAACAACAAGAAGGCTATTACTAAAGTTTTTAAAGAGTTCAACAAGTTTTGCATGGGACTGAAGCTCTTTTCCAAGTCGTACATCTCTATTGATGGAAGCAAGTTTAAGGCTGTAAATGCTAAAGACAACAACCTTACTCTAAGCAAACTCGATGACCGAATCAAGCGTCTTGATGAACATATTTCAATCTATATGGAAGAACTTGAAGCATACGATCATGAGGAAGGACGCAGGCTCTCTAAAGATGAGTTGCAACGTAAGCTTGATGTTTGCAAGGAGCGCAAGGAACGCTATGAGGGATACCGTGATACACTTGAGAAAAGTGGTGAAAGCCAGATTTCCTTAACCGATCCTGATTCCCGACTAATGAAAGCCAACGAAGGCTTTTGTGTCGGTTATAATGTGCAAACTGCAGTTGATGCGGAGAGCCATATGATAGCAGGCTTCCTGGTAACCAACAGTCCAACAGACCATGGTCAGCTTACAAACGTAGCATCTGAGGTAAAAGCCGATTATGGTGTTGACGTTCTTGAATCAACTGCAGACAAGGGGTACGAGTGTCCCGAGGATCATGCAGATGCATTGGCTAATGGTATCGTACCAAATGTCATCCAACGTGATGGCAGCTGCACGGAGCAGGTTCAGTTTGACTATAACGAAGCTACCATAACTGACGCACAAAAGTCAAGTACTAATCCAGAAGATTTGAAGGCATGTCTTGAAGCTGCAGTCATACCGGAAGCCTACAAGGATTTTTTAACCGATGCACAGATTGTAGAGGTCAAGGAGTACACTTCTGATGTAGCAGAGTCTGCTGTACTGAAGATGACTCCCGGGCAGATGCGTGCCAAGGCTCTTGAAGGATACTTCGTGAGGGATGCCGAACGCAATCTTGTCTATTGTCCGCAAGGAGAAATCCTGAGGCAAAAGTCTATCAAAAGAAATGGTATGATCCGCTACTGCAACAAGCTTGCATGTAAAAAATGCAAGTGCAAGTGTACCATCCAGAAGTTCAAGGAGGCAGACTTCAACAAAGACACCTTGATAAAGGCAACCGAAGCAAAACGCAAGCAACTCAAAGAAGAGAATAAGGACAAGCCAAAACCTCCAAGAATGAAGATCGTGAAGAAGGTTGTCCGTTACGTTTTACATCTAGATCAGAACAAGATGGACAATCGCAAATGCCTCTCCGAGCATCCTTTTGGAACCATGAAGCGAGCACTTGGGCAATACTACTTTTTACTGAAAGGCAAACTGAAAGTAACTGCTGAGATGGGTCTCTTTTGCCTATCTTATAACCTTCGTCGTGCCATATCTCTCAAAGGAGTACCTGCTTTGATTGCTTCTCTTGGATAATGACCTGTAGGGATCAATACCATCGAAAAACACGCTCTATTAGTGTTCATATCGGCCATTTTAAGCCCTTATGACGAATTGTTTAACATAAACTAAAATTTTAAGATGAAAAAAGATATGCCCTTAGAGGGGCTTAGGTGGAGTCGTGATAGCGGTTCTGCCCTCTATGATACACCCCCAAACGGCCGTTCTCGGACGGGCTGGGGGGGGGAAATTTTGGAACCTTCTTGTGGCGAAGGGCATATTAGCGAGGTATTGAAGGCGCATGGCTACGATGTAGTCAGCCGTGATTTGATAGATAGAGGTTATGGCGAGGTTGCAGATTTTCTTTCCATCGACAACTTAGAATGGAACGGAGATATTGTTACCAACCCACCCTACCGATATGCCTTGAATTTCGTAGAAAAGGCTTTGCAGATTATTCCGGAAGGAAGAAAGGTTGCGATGTTCCTGAAACTTACTTTTCTTGAAGGGAAAGGAAGAAGACATCTGTTTAAAACGCAGCCACCTTGCAGGGTATGGGTAAGTAGTTCACGATTAAAATGCGCCATGAACGGCAACTTTAAGGCTTTCGGAAGCAGCGCAGCAGCCTATGCCTGGTTTATCTGGGAAAAAGGATATAAAGGAGAAACTATTCTAAAATGGTTTAATTGATAAAGATAAAGTTATAGAGGATGGAATTAAATAAGATTTATAATGAGGATTGCCTGGTAGGAATGAAAAAGATTCCGGACGCAAGTGTGGATTGTGTTATCTGCGATTTGCCGTATGGCGTTCTCAATAAAAAGAGTGAAGGCGGTGGCTGGGATAGTATTATCCCGCTTGAGCCATTATGGAAGGAATATCTGCGCATAGCCAAACCCAATGCGGCCATTATTCTTTTCTGCCAGGGTATGTTTACCGCACAACTTATGATGTCGCAGCCGAAACTCTGGAAATATAATCTTATTTGGAGCAAACAGCGGGTAACAGGTTTTCTGAATGCTAACAAGATGCCTCTGCGCTCGCATGAGGATATTGCGGTATTCTATCGCAAACAACCAGTCTATCATCCTCAGATGGTAAAATGTGCGCCACATCAAAGGAATCATCGAAGGGGCGATGGTTCTCATAGTTTAAAGCGAGGTTGCTACGGCGATCATAAAGAAGTGCCTACTATCGTATCAGATGAGAAATTCCCAAGGAGCATTATCTGCTTTGATAAAGAACATTCTGCCGATACCTTCCACCCTACGCAAAAGCCAGTCGCCCTTATCCAGTATCTTATATGTACTTATACCAATGTGGGGGGGTGCGTTCTCGACAACTGCATGGGCAGCGGTACCACCGCCATCGCCTGCATCAGGGAAAAGCGCAACTTTATCGGTTTTGAATTAAACAAGGAATATTACGACAAGGCTTGCAAGCGCATTCAACTTGAAATGGCGCAGCCGAGTTTATTTTAAATCTGCAAAATTATGGCAAAGATTATTTATTTCGGAACCAATGGATGCTCCGGACACTACCCTATCGGTATTGATATGACACTGACAGGAGAAGAATACAATAAATGGTGCGAGTGTGATAATGAAGTCTGGATAGAAAACATCCGGAAAAACCCAGGTCGTCACCTGATTCAACATCACGGCGAAACCTACACCAACTATGGTGTTCCGTTCTCTGTAGATGAAGACAGAGTTGGAGACCATACCGAAATATTTTGGGAGGGAGTACACTCAGAAGAAGAAATGATAGAACTCATAAAGAGCAACCCGTTTTTGAAACGACAATTTAAAAAGTAAGCAACAATGATAGTAATAAAAATCAAAACATGGAAAGACTGGAAACAGGACTTTCTAAAATGGGTGCAAGCGCCTCGGCGCAGTACTTGCAAGGAGTATGTAGATTATATGGAGACTTTACAAAATCAGGTTCTCTACAAAATAATAAACGACACTTGCGATAAATACGGCAATATGCGTGAGGATCAAATTCAAGACATCACCGAGGCAGTCGAGAGATGCGTGGCTGAGTGTGCAAAAGAAACACGCAAGCTAATCGATGATTGCCAGCCCGCAAAAATTCTCTAAGATTGTAAAAAAGACCTGGCATGTCTGCGGATTTCAAATCCGCAGGATCGCCTAACGGGCGCAAGGACGCGGCTAAATCAACATACATTCAGGATAACAATTTTACTATTATGCAGCAACCACATCAGATATATTTAAACAGATTCCAGCAAGAACTCTTTTATATGGGGGCAAAAGACGAAATCGTCATAGCTGGACGACGTACCGGTAAAACAGACGGATTGGTAGCGCCACGCGTATGGGCGGTATCAAACTCCATGCCCGGCATGTTGGGAGCTTGGCTGGCTATTTCCAGACAGCAGGCGTTTTCTAAAACTATTCCTGGTACAATGGCAGCCATGGAACGAATGTTCGGCTTCACAATAGGCATTCACATGGGATGGGGAAGACCGCCCAAACATGCCCGTCCTGCAATCTTTAAACCAAAAAACTATGATAACATTATATGGTTCGCCAACGGCGCACAATGGGCTTCCATATCCCTTGCGCAAACTGCATCAGCAAACTCATATACGTTCTCACACGCCATTTTGGATGAAGGTAGATTTGCAAACAAAAAGAAAATCGACGAGGAATTTATGCCTTCTCTGTCAGGACAGACTCATCCATTAGGCAATATTGAGTTTTCAGAATATAACCCCCTCTATAGAGGTAGACTTTTTGTTTCCGATGCTGCTCTGACCGCAAAAGGCAGTTGGCTGGAAAGGGAAGATGAGAAGTTAGACTTAGTGATAGAGAACGGACTTTTTAAGGGTAAAACCTACAGATGGGTTCAGGAGCAGTTGGAAGAATATGCCAATAAAGTTATCTTTTACAATGACCTACTCTATAATGCCCAAAAAACAAAACACACGCCACATGTAGTTCCTGCGGGAGTAAGAACGATGATTCGCACAATAGCATTGAAAATGCTGAAGCACGAGGGTATGTTTCGTATTCTACCTAAACACGGAAACCATCTTACCAAAAACATGGTAGATATGGCAGTAAACTACAAGCTGGTTACTGCCGAGGATGCCGAACTCATCTATGATTACGAATATCTGATTACACCGGAAGAGGATTTCGAGATGCAGATGTTTTTACGTTCTAAGAAATTCCAAGATAAATATCTGAGAGAATTGAGGCGTTCAGCTTTTGTAGTACGCAGGGCATCTACCCTCGAAAATGTGGATATTCTCGGTGAAGATTACATCAGACAGTTAAAGCGAGATCTCCCTGCCTACACTTTCGCAGTTTCAATATTGAACATCAAAATCAAAAAATCGAATGATGGTTTCTACTCTAATTTGGATATAGATAGGGTCCATGGTTATATCCCCGACAACGAGATTGATCCACTCTCGGTGGCGAAGTGGGAAACAAAAAAGGCAACCGGCATCATCGGCGGCAAGAAGATTACATCAGAAAGTTATCAGCCCGACTTAAAAGAGCTGTCCGAGAGAAACGACTGCCGTATGGATAGCGACTGCGTGAACGACCTTCCTCTTTATCTCGCATTTGACTATAACGCCAATATCAATACCCTGGTGGTAGGTCAGGTATATCAGCGTGACGGAGTAGAGACAGTGAATGTTATCAAGAGTTTCTACGTGAAGAACGAGCGCAAGCTGAGAGAGTTGGTAGATGATTTCTCGCATTACTATGCTCCGAAGAGAGCCGTGAACAGAGATGTGGTTTACTACTATGATGCTACCGCAAAGCAAGGTGCATCGTATGCCTTGACCGATGAGCGATTCTACCAGGCAGTGATTAAGGAGTTGGAGCGCAATGGCTGGAATGTTACGGCAATAGATATGGGTGTGCCGGAAAAGCATGAGGTGAAGCATCGCATCATCAATAATGGTCTTGCCGGCATAGAATATCCTGCCATCCGTATCAATCAGCCCAACAATCCCGACCTGATTATTGCCCTGCAGCTCTGTGAGGTGAGCATCGGCTATCAGGGATTCCGAAAGGATAAGAGCCAGGAGAAGAAGCCGGAAACGGAAGACAACCTGCCGTTGCAGCAGAGAACAGACTTCACCGATGCCTTCGACTCGCTATATCTGGGCTGCAAGTTCTGGCGAGGAAATATCGGCTGGTTCGTACTGCCGGACGGAAGGAACGTTTAACTAAATGTTGAATGTTAAGTGTTGAATGTTGAATTAGGCATACGCCATTGAGATAAACCAGCGATGGAATCGCTAGGAACGGAGGCTTTACTCCGAGAGGTAATTCAACATTCAACATTGATAAAAACATTCAACACTTAACATTAAACGAAATGAGGGGCGGGTGTCATCACGACAGCCGCCCCTCTTGATATTAACAAAACTTTACCTTAAAACAATTTTGACTTTTAATTCATGAGAACTAATCAATAAAGAAAATAAAGTCCCCGCGTTTCACAACGAAGGAACTTCAAAAAGATCAAAAACTAACAACTCTATAAAATTAAAATAATCATAACTATTACGTTAAGCATATTTTGATAAAACATTAGAAGAATCTATTCTTTAATCTCAGGATGATCTCTGAGATATTTTTCACGAAAGTTACGGAACATAAGTTCATGCAACTTTCCCATTTCCGGACTCAGTGTTCTCCATCTCTCGCTCCACTTTACCTTTTTACGATAACAGGCTATGCGGACCACGGAAGATATAGGAAAATCGGTTGCCGTTCTTCCCGTTTCCGGATCATCATACGTAATACTAACTATCGGACGGTAAACATCACGAATACATACGCCCTGTTCTGCTACTGCCTGGAGAAGTGTATCATCATTCATTCGCAGCAGCAAAAGGGCATCACCGGAATAGGAATTATTAATGAGCGATTCAAAACTGCGGTTATGAAGTTTGATAAACCTGCCATCGGTGAAATAGATTTCCACCACCACTTCCTGGTAATCGCCACTATCCTGGTCGAGATCAGTAATCTCATCCCATAGCGTTTTATTTGCGAAGTCCATCTTACCGGAAGAATCCATCATCAGCCCATAGACAGACTTGAGCTGTTGCAGCATCATCTGCTCCCCTATTTTATTCATACGCTATAATCTTTCTTTTTTCTGTTTGCAAAGGTAAGAAAAAAGGTTTTTATGTCTGGGACAAAAACCTTTTTAATGTTGAATGTTGAGTGTTGAATGTTGAATTGCCTGACGGACTCAAAAGCGCTAGCCTAAATCAACACTCAACATTCAACACTCAACATTGAAGTTTCTTTACCAGCAGCAGACGATCGTTTTCATTCCTTGCCATTACACGATAGCCAAGACGTTTGTACCATTCGAGAACGAAAGGCTTACTGCCTTTATCATCCCACTCCAGCTGTGCCGACTTGCAGCCCAGTTTCTTAGCTTCCCGCTCTGCGGTCTCCATCAGGAGGCGAGCCGTTCCCTGCTTGCGGTACTTCTCATCTACCCAAAGGTTGTAAATAGCGCAATCGGCATACTGATAATACTCGTCTTTATAAGGTCCAGGCTTTGGTACCTCCACCTGTACGGTACCGTGATTGATTTCATCTACGACAACAATCTTTTGAGATGATTCCCAATCTTGAATCTGTATCATAATATATTCTTTTTTATAAATCCTTAAAGTCACTTGCTAATCAAATAAACTCTAAAGGTAAATCCTTTCTTGGTTCTATCTTCAGACCATGATTATTCATAAGCTGCAGGCAAGCATCCTCTGTAAGATTCTGCCAGTCGATTTTATCCTCTTCGGTTAATGGAATAGGCAAAGAATCTTTAATCTTCATAAACAGGTCTTGTATTTTCTCCTCTCTATAATCAGAATAAAAATAAGCCTTATAATCGAAATAACCGAATACGAGACCTTCTTGCAAATCACCAGGACCATAATGAGGACTTATGTCACGCGTCCATCTTACCATAGGGAAATGAGAAGACGGTAAACTGGCAATAGAGCATGAAAACGCTCCAAAGCTATAGCTTTTGCCTTATCACGATCGATAGCTTTCAGGTAAAAGTAAAAACAACTGCCTATACCTTCTCCAGGTCGAAACCTTACAGCATCGAAATACTGACCCGACTGACTTAAATCATTGACAGAAACATTCTTTACTTTTGAAGAGTTATCTATTCTGATAGAAATTTCATACCAGTATTCCTTTCGAAGCTGCTCCTCATCATCAATATTATATTTCTCTATAGTTCTATCCTCGGCTTTTTTAGCAAACGAATCAGCTTTCTCTTTTTCAGAGAACACGCCATCAACACGATAGTCACTATACTCGCCCGATGTTACCACATAAGCGGTTTTAGGCTTATCAAGAGGTGCCCTGAAGAGAGCACTGAGTTGAGTTTCTGAAACCCGATTTAAGTTAACGATATACTCTACGTGATATAGTTCGGGATATTTTGCAGCGAACTCTCTGCACAGTAACGGCGCATCACCGTATGCCGGAGTACCGCTCGGACCGAAATCGAAATGGTCAAACACCTTTGGACCCGATTCGTACATAACGAATAACTCAGGGCTTTCGCGATCGCCTTTCACGTCCTCGATACACTCACCCTTCGCACAGTCTATCGCATTATAGAAATCCTCGTCAAGATACATATATCCATAATAGTCTTCTCGAAATTCCTCCTTGCCTTCTTCAGACAAGGTTTGCGTCTTGACATCGTAGAATCGGTCTTCATCCAGATAGTTGAACATATCTGCGAAATCTTCCACGATAAAGAGAGAACAATCGTCTGCACAAAGGATAAATGGCTTACTGAAGTCAATATCAAAATCCTCATCGGTAATAGGATGCCAAAGGGATTTTTTCTTTTCTTCTTTTGTGTATAAACTCATATTTTATAAATCTTTTAATCATTAAAATGCGTCTTTAATATCGCATCTTTTCTGAGGTTGTTATAAAATTCCTTTGGGCAAATGCAATCCCAGAAGTTATCTGCTGACGCATTATATCTGTTGCCAAAGAAATCACAGGCACAGTTTACGCTTGTCTGATTGAAAGCGATTGCCTCTATATCATTTACGCTGTGAACCTTAATAAAGGCACTCAGTTTTTCGTATTGTTGTGGATATATACCTCCACACTCATCAGCGACAACCTTTAAGCATTCAAGATAAACTGGTATATCTTCGCCTAGAACCTTTGCAAAATCAAAAGTAGATCTGAACACCATCATTTCCTCATAAGTTAAGCGGAAATCCTTCTGCAGGTCTTCAATCTCCTTTCTGGATGAAGCATTCATCCAGCGGCTTGGATTTTCACCTTTTTTCATCACCCAATCCAGCTCCAGCGGTTTTCCATCAGCTCCTACCGGCACGAAAAGTGGAAGATATTTCTTTTCCAGGTACATCCAGAGGCAAGGCATTCCACCCAAAGCGTTTGGAATCTCTATAGCGAGTTTCCAGCACTTCTTTTTCTTCATTTTAACGTATATCTCAAACATGATAAAGCTTAGTTAATGATTAAATGTATCTCATCTTCGTAGTCCTTGATAATCTCTATCGGACGGAAATGTTTATCCAGGTACTTCTCGGGAACTTCATTCAGTGGACCCTCAAATAAGGTCTGAAGGTTGCGGGTATCAGGCTGGATAGTATCAATGCTTACCTGGCAGAACTCGTCAATGATAGTACCTACAAGGTCGCCTATCTTCAATGGCGAAGGATGCAGCTTCTTCTCCTCTTCATCGCTGAAACAAGGAACGAATGGCTTCTTCTTCTCGCAAATCACGTAAGGAGTCACGATACTCTTATGCTTGGAAGCGTCCTCTGTAAAATCATTATACTTGATAGTAACAGCGTTAAAATTGCCGAGATAGTTAACAGGGCAGGCCTGGATAACCTCTGCAAGGCTCGGTTTGAACAAATTCGGTGAGCCGAAAGTATGCACTGCTTCAAAACTAGGCAGTACGCTTTTCACTTCCTGGGGGTGTTCCTTATTATATGAAGGCTCATCCCAGATACAGGAGGCACCAAACACATCTTTAGGCTTTGGATATTCTAAAAGCACAAACTCTTTTGCTTTAGGGTCATACCGGAAACAGAAAACGCTGATACCTTCAGCTATCTTCTCTATCTGCTCCCTGGTTAATTCTATCTTTTCCATAATCTATAAATCTTTTAATCATTAAAATGCGTCTTTAATATCACATCCGGCTACTGCCTTGTATTCTGCCTTGAGGAAAGCAATCTCATCCTTCAGGCGCTTGATTTCTGCGGTAGGCTGATTACGCTCTACACACTTTTTCCAGTTGCGGTAGGCATAATAAAACTTATCGCATAGATTCAGTTCCTCATCGGTGTACTTTTGCAGATGCAGACAGTGTGCCTGTTTTATCTCATTCAGTTTACCATCCACTTTAAGTACAATCAGCCCGGCATAATCAGGAAGGAGAGGATATACTTTCCCACTAAGGTACCATGGTACGCAATAATAAAAGAAATTCGGGCGGCGGCGTTTCTCATCTCCATTCTTCAGCAATTCATGCTTCTGCCGCTTATGGGTGAAATCGTTCTTGAAATCAGCAAGGGATATTTTGCATTCCACCTCATACCAATATCCGCTTCGGGTCTTGATGAGCATATCACTCTCCCAGCCGAACACATAAAGGTTTTCTACGATAAACTTAGGGTTCGATTTCCAGCCGCGCAAATGCTGCTGAAGAAGCTGCTCTGATACCTGCTCCTTAGTAAGGAGCGGTGCTTGTTTACTCTTTGTTCCCATCTATCTTTTTCATTTGTCCGTCCTTTAATTCATAACCCACATCTCGAAGTCTTGACTCCAACATCTTGACTTGTGATATGGAAGCTACATAAATTTCGGCTTTATCAGGATCGCAAAGATTTATATCAGGAATAATTTCATTAGCGAAATTATCTGTTTTCTCGCTACGGCTAATTCTTCTATCCGGATCGCTAACATAAAGCTTTTTTGAATCACCGTCTTCACTCCAAAAGAAATGAAGCAATATCTTTTTATCTATATGCCAAAGGTTAGCCTTTACGCAAGCAAAACTCTGTTTAGTACTCCGAGGGTCTTTGCTTTTCAGGAAATAAATCACACCTTCCTGCATAAGTGCAGGAGGTACATTAATATCTTCCACGTATTCACTATATTCACAAGGCTTGACACGATACTTACAGTTTTCCGTATCAATATCATATTCCTCTGGGTTGAAATCTCGCCAATCAGGTTCCTCCAATGGGCGATACTCTACGGGCTTCCCTTCCTTGATGGCTTGCAGCACCTGCAGCAAGCCATCAACATCAAACAAATAATTCTTTTTCATAACTATTTTTTATTTATAAATGCGGATAAGGCAAGGAATGTAGCAATCGTAGTTTTTATAGCCTGGCTCTACATAGCTGACTTCGGGATTGCTATCACGCATAGCGTTTATATCATCCAAAGAGTAAGGGCCTACGTAGCATGAAGGAAAACCTATGTAAAGGATAGAGCCTTCGTTGTCATACCCAGCAATACGGCCGCAATATCTCCCTCCTTTTCTTGCCTGAACGTCTGTCGTAATCAGAACTTCACGACCTTGATAAAGATGATAAATCTCCTTAACCGTCAATCCGGAAATATCCTCATACACGGAATCAGCAGAGGCAGAAGCATTCTTCTGCTCCACCGTATTCACTTTTGGCTCTACTCTATCTTTAGTAGGCTCTACCCCCATAGCGAAACAGATTTTCTTTGCCAATTCTTCTTCTTCACGTTTGCAGCGATGTTTTATCTTTAAAACGTTAAGCTTTGTCTTTCTCCAATTATCAGCCCAAGAAAGGAGCCAGAAACCTACAAAGAAACCAGCCAGCACAACGATGATTGCCCACAGGCAACAATCATATATCTCCTGCGATATAGCGTAAGGGTTTGTATAAATACTCTTCAGCTTGCCGATACCATAAATAAGGATAACACCAAGGATGGGTACCAGTGCCGCCAACAGGTTAACACCGATAACCTGGGCATAATACTTCAATTTACTTTTCATCATTTTCTTTTTGTTTTGATTCATAAATCTTTTTTATTTCATCAAGATTTCTGACACACAAATCTCGATAAGCACCTTCAAAAGTTTCTGCCTGTTTATACATGCTGTCCTTTACCATAAAACGGCAATCAAGACCGCGTGCCAGGGTTTTAACCGCAACAATAAAACCGACAAACTCGTTGGGATCATATCTATCTTTCTTGATAGGAGATTGAGCACCAATACGTATCTCGTCCGTAATCTTGTATGTTTTCTTGATTACTTCCGATGCGGTATGAATACTCGTTATCGGCTCTAAAGATACGAAGGTCTTAACCATGTATTTATCGTGCAACTCACGCAAAGCTTCGATACGCTTCTCTGTAGAAGGAGCATTAAGCTCCAGCTCATCTTTACCGGTGATAGTGAAACCGATGGTGAGGAGTGCATGATGATTTTGACAACAGATGAGTTTTGGATATTCTTCAAGAAGGAGTTTCCAGCTATCTTCCTTTAACCACGCTACATTCTTAGTCAACAGCGTTACAGGAATGCCATATCCGAGAAGTTTTTTTGCCGCGACAAATGTATAATGCTGCGCATTCTCGTCAGTATCGAGCGGGTCACATGTAAACGACATGAATACGCCTCCGTCTTCTATCAGACGAAAGATACCAATCCTTCTTGTATCACTGTATATCAAAGAACAAATAGCTACATTGGTGCAATTCTCGATAGCTACGTCTGGTATCGGATCGTGCGCAGTGAGTTTTTTGCGTTTCAAGAAATAATTAATTTGTCTGTCGCGCGACTTGACGATAGGTGCTGCCAGTTCCGGCTTATCACCAAAAATATGGCTCAATACCCCTCTGCGGTTATAACAATATGTGCAGCCGTTATAGCAACCATGATATAGATTGATTGCCCACTTAGCATATTCACCAGCCGCACCCTGCGGCTGGTAAATCAATGCTCCCTTAACAGGAGTTTCTTTTGTTTCTGTTTCCATAAGCTACTTTTTATTTTTCTGTTATCACAATATCGCCATTACTATCTATCTCTACGTTGCAGTCTCCCAAATCGTACCAATAATCGGGAAACATAACGGAGATTGTCTTATGGGGCATAGTGTGGCGAAATGACAGGTTAGCCATTAATCTACCTTTGGTTATCGGCGGTCCGAATAGACCGAGACGAAGCCTGTCTCTCGTCTGAAATTCACGTTTTGGAGCTGTAAAGTAAACGGTTCGTGCTCGGTAGATACTGTGGAGCTTGCCGACGAAATAGATAAAAGCATCATCCCTTGCATTTTGAAAGGCAGGGTTAGATAACAACTCTTGCTTTGTCATACGCTATTCTTTCTTATCTTCTGGCTTTTCTATCAAAAATCCGATGCCAGCGTGGATATTGCCCAGCTTATACCACTTCTGACTGAGAGTCATCACATAGCTACTGAAAGCATTCTCTTCGATATCCAACTCGAAGGCTTCGTCAGTATCAGGCTCACCGTGTCTGATATAACCTTTACCTGATGTATAAATGAGACGATAGTAAACACCATCCTTGCATAGGTACAGACCGCTATTCTTACAATCAGAACTCCACCATTTCGGATTTCTTACATAGCAAAGCATTACATCACCATCGTAAATAGGAATATATGATTTCTTGCCCTTATCCTCGCCTACGTAATCTTTGGCATCAACATTATCTACCTGGCGGGCGGTAGCCGTTAGCGTATAGCCGTTCTTTATCATTTCGGCTATATCAAGATATGCAACCTGCCACTGTAAATTAAACTCCTGCGAAAAACGCTCATCGCCTCTTTTAAAGAATGCAAGGATATTTGGCTTTCTATCCTCGCAATTGGCTGCGGTATCTTCGATGAGAGAGTTGAAGACTTGAATCTTGCTAGCTTCCAACGCCATCTTTATCATGGAATTAAGATACCCGTCCTTCTTATCTTTGATACTCCAATACTGACCAGAAGCTATCTTACGCAGATCACCGTACATATCCATCGCTTCACGCTCCTGAATATTATGCAGATGACAGACAAACTTGTATTGGTCGGGAAAAACGCATTCCACCATATAGCTAAACTTTAGCATATTCTTGATGATGCTTACATATTCTTCTGTTTCCATACGCTATTTTTGTTTATTTTCTAAATCTTTACTCTGTTCAAAGTTCTTATTCCAGCAGATGATGGTATTATTTTCAGGTATTCTACATACGAAACCTGGGCAGCCCCAGCATTCAAAGGAATCTGTTCTGATAAGGCAATCATTATATTCATCCTTTTCTCCGTGAGGACACGGGGCATTATGAGGGTACTCCGTAGCTACGACTTTCACCTTATCATAAATAGAACGAAGTCTGGTATTTAAAGTACTAATTCTCTTATACAGCTCGCTATTCTCTTTTTCCAAAACGTTATTGCGTTTGTATATTCTATACTCCCATCGTTCGTACTGCTTACGGAAACGATGGTTAGTGTACTTACGGAAGAATTTAGACTTACTGCCAGATTCTATGATAAGGTCAAAGATAAAGCCTGCAATTTTCTCCTTTATCTGATTCATATTTATCTTCATACGATCATCCTTCTTTGCTACTATTAATAAGATCCTCATATTCACCAATCGTGATTTCCGTGAAATCGGAGTTGCATTTCTCTGCTCGGATGCCATCATCGAAGAAGGCAAAAATGCGGTCTTTGCAGCAGAGAAGCTGAGTGATGGAGATAGAGTTACCTTGAAAACCCCCTATGCTCAACTCCTTCAATATCTTGAAATGATTGGTTACTCCTTTATAAGAGGCAAGTACGGCGGCGATAGCCTTACCCTGCTTGTATCGCTTGTTAGGCGCTACAGCTACATAATAGCCATCCTCCAGTTTCTTGCCATCGCATTTCTTCCATACCTTTTTATCCAGCGTTTCGTATCGCTCGGACGGTACCCAGATAGCGGTTATATAATACTCTCGCAGCAGACTGCGGTTAGGCTGATAAACTTGCCATTTCTCAAACTCGAAGCCTACGGCTTCATCCACTCTCTTCATGTAGGCCTGGTATTCTTTTTCTTCTGCTTCAAGAATACCCTTAATGTATTCGTAAGCCTTTGAACCTTGTTTAGCTTCGTATAACATACGCTATTTTTTTTTCTAAAAACATGTATTATTTACTCACCATTTTATCATACTCCTCCTGAGTGATTGTGCCTTTATTCAAAAGGCTTATCAAGTAGAAGCGGGCCACGGTACCCAAGGCGATTTTCATTCCCTGATATACCATACCGATGGAATCATCATCGGTGAGGATGTTCAGGTCAGACTCCTTGCCATCCTTCTCGCAAGTTACCTTGACGGTAAACTTGTCATCCTTCATCTCGTAATAGGAAAGGTTGAGCTGCAAAATCTGCTTGCCAAGCTTCTCTTCTTCTGATTCATTCTCTGCATTCTGCTGCTTTGTTTTTTCTGCCATAATCTTTAATATTTTTATTTGTTTTAATAACTATCAACTAATCTTTTGTGCATTATCGAAAAAATCGCTTAGAAGATGAACGCAAGTTATATTTATCGCTCAAGTCTTTAACAAGGAAATGAGCGTGACCATCCTCTTCCACTCTTTTTTCCTTATACCCACTGCGCTTGTACCAGTCTAACACCCAAGGTTCACTTTCGCGGTCGTCCCAACGCAATCCGACAGTAAGACATCTTTCCATAACACACACTACCTCGGCTTCTCGCATCATTTTTCGAGCGACACCAGCCTTCCTTGCACAATCATCTACAAAGACCGCCCAAATGAAGGCATCGCAATCTTTCCAGAACGGATCACTTTCCTTCGCATGTTGTTTTGGTATATCAAGATGCAAGGTGCCGTAAACTTCAGTCTCCAGGTTTTCAGTCATTAAATATCTGCGAACGTTGTACCAATCTTGCAGCTGATGTGAAAGTTGAACAAAAGAGTAGACTTTGACATTACTGGCATGTTCACTCTTGTTGCCTTTCTGCTCATCAGCTTTGGATTCCTCTTTGTCCATTTGACGGATCTTCGCTTTCATCCATTCAATCAGGCTAGGGTATATCAAAAAGGAAGCGGCTATGCTCGTAAGAAACCAATACGTAGCTAACATCCTATTAGATGTGAACAGTTCTGAATATAGCTTCTCACAATGAACTGTATTCGAAGCTAACGTCAATATGCCATAAAAGACCAGCGATACCATAATCATTGCAAAAACTGGTATCGCAGCGATACCCACTCGTTTCAAAAATCTTAATGCTTTCATTTTCTTTGTTTTTTGATTATTACTTTTGAACTGCGATAAAACCACGGGAGGCAAGACGAGAACAAAGTTCCTGAATATCGCGGCTACTATCTCCATCAAGGGCTGACCCGACAACAAACATATCACGAATTACATTATGGTCCACTTTCTTGTAGCAGGGGTAGCCTTCCGGTTGAAAAATATCACTTTCGTTCAGAAAGACGAATGTACCATTAAAGTAAACAACCTCGTATATACCAGACGTTTTTTCGTCTTTAAGTAAATCATGCTCCCAAATCTCAGCACCATACATATCTTTCATCCCCGTATATTGGCAAATGGTATAACTTAATACCGGGATAAAGCCGCACCCAAGGAAAACCGCATTTTTAGGTAAATCCTTACGCGATTCAAATGTCAGAATGCAGGATGCACCAGGATAAGCATTGCCAGGAGCAGGGATGCCATACACCCAATCCAACGTATCCTTGCGCTTTGCCCTAAACTTAATATCTTTCAAATCCATACGCTATTTTTTTAATTTAACAATATAGGTAATCTTCTCCACACCCCTCCATTAGACTGGAACTCGTTCTGCCAATCACGATACTCTACATCGAAACGAACCCCAAGATCTATGAATTGTTGGAGATTCAATGTAGAAAGAAGCTCGTCATTTTTCTCCTTACGGTCCATTAAGATAAGCCTGCAGCTTTTCATGGAGGCAAATATATGAAAGAAAACATCCAGTGCATTCTTTCCCAACATGCCTTGTATAGCCCAACGCTCACGATTGGTTCCTTTAGGTGAGATGTTTACGCCATCTATATCGGTATAAACCTTATTTTTGTTCCATTGTTCTACGTTGTGGTACATAGAATATCCCGAAGTATAAACATAAAGGTTTTCTATGTTTTTATATTGACCTCGCAGATTTTGCACGAAATCTGCAAAGTATGGAATTTTGAAAGGTTCGCCACCTGTCAGCAACACGGTTTTTGCGTTGTTAAGTTCCTCTACCGTTACAACCGGAACAGAACTTAAATCATACTGGTCATTACAGCATAACATGCAATGATTATCACAATCTGTATTTAACATCAGATGAATAACGGAATGATCCGCATTCTCTTCGTCTTCATAATATCTTATCATACGCTACTTCTCGTTTTTTTTTGTTGAACATCTTCTTTCTTATCTTCCACATACTTCTTGCCGCAGAAAGGGCAATACTCGGGTAGGATATTTACCTGGTTCCACTTTTCGCAGAAAGAGCCATCTTTCTTCTGTTTATGGAATAAACCATAAACATTCACCATCGCAATGCCCGATGGAATACCGATACTTATATCAAGACAACCACTCTCGTTGGTCTTCTCCTTAACCATTTTCTCAACTCTGCTAATACAATTACATGCCATAATCTTTAATATTTTTATTTGTTTATCTTATTTCATTTAATTCATCATAGAAATCAAGATGGAACTGATGCCAGGAAATTTCTTTCAAAGTTTCATCTTTCTCTCTAAACCTCATGCTTGGCTCATCCACATAGAAGAAGACGCGGCTTCTGAAAAAATAGAGGCTAAACGGCCGAATCGGTCTATTCACTGGCTCTGTGAGGTTCAAACCTATTCTTATATCATTGAAACCTGCTACAGGGTTATACGAGTCAAGCACCTGCTGAACAGCCCTACCCTGCTCTGTCTTTTGGTTGGGAATCAAGTAATGATAAACGCCGCTCGAAAAACGATGAGTAAGAATTTTCACCCAGGCTCTCTTATCTAATTTAGCCCGTTGCTCTGGCGTTACCAGTATCTTCTCGATTCTAAATCGGCGAGTGAGAAACCAATTTTCCTCAACGTGTATATCTTTATCGAAATCAGAACCGATAGCTTCCACTATTCGCTTCTTGTAGTTTACACGTTCTTGCAATTCAGCTTCGACAATACCCTTAATGTATTCGTAAGTCTTTGTTCCTTGTTTTGCTTCGTACAACATATCTTCTTCGTTTTTTAGTTCTTACTCTTAATCTGCGACGGAATAGCAGAGGATGAGGGCGAGATGGAGGCGGCGGTGGCGGGATATTCGACGGCTTTATAGGCTCATGCCCACCTTCAAATATTCCAGAAAACAACACCAGGAAGAATATCGTGAACACCCAAAGAACGGTTACGATTATCTTTTCCTCCATTGATAACTCTAACGTCATTTCTTTCTTCTCCTATTACGATTCTGTAAATACTGCCCGTAGTCTTTTGGAGTAGGAATCATCATTTCCATTGGCTCCGGACGCTTATAAATACTCTGAGAATAATTAATATCTAACATTTGTTTCTATACGCTAATTAAAATTTATGATCTTTACAAACATCAAAACATGATGTTTTGTCATTATGTTTAACACACCATGCAGAGGCACGATGGTCATCGTCGACACTGTACCAAAAACAGTTGCCGCAAAACTGATCCACTTCATCGAGCATACGGCTATTGCTTTGGGGGGGGTATAAATATCTTCCAGACTATCGTCTGTATCGAACTTATTGCCGACAACCTCGAAAAGAAGGAGGCAGCTATCTTTTTCTGAAAGCTCGAACAGGTATCTATCCGCGTTCTCTGTACCGTTTCTGCGAATGAAGAATGCGCCGCGATCAAACATTACCGTAAATCGGGCATGGCTCTGTGTATGCTCAAGAATATCACCTTCCCAAATCGGGTTGACATACTTGTCGCAGAAGCCAGTAAACATACAGACGGTTTCAGGATTAATGCCCGTATCGGTATAAATAATCGGTTCGCAATCTTGATTCACTCCCAGTGGATGAGAAATAAAATAGCGATTATTATCACTACGACGAAAATTGCCAGTAACCCAACTACCTGGAGGAAAATTCAAATCCCGTTCGTCGGTACTTTTTGCTTTAAATATGATATGCTCTACCTTCATAATCTATACCTTTCTTTTTAAGGAACTCTTTTGCTGCATCAAAGCTGTCAAACTTCATAGGGCGAGTGAAACGATCATTCAGATACCTGTATCTCTGCACCAATGTTTTTTATACTTAATGAAGTACTTCACTTCATCCGTAAAACTCGGAAGTCTATCCCCATTAAAGAATTTTGGGAAACGAACCGAAATAATTTTTATCTTCATACTACTATCCTTTTTAAAGTAAAAATACTCAGCTACCTGCTCCATCAACACGATAAGGAATATTACGAATATCGCAAGAAGTATGAGCTGTAAATCTAAACATGACTCAAGTGTCATACGCTTATCTGAAATTATGATTATCGCAAACTAAATCGCATGATGTTTCTTCTTGATTGTTAATGCACCAGCCCTGGCCATAGGCATCCTCATTGTCGAACCAGTAGCAGTTACCGCAACATTTCTTTTCTTTCTTTGCCATAAGCTATTTGAATCTGATTACGAACATATTCTTTTTTAACCACGCATCAGGGCACATGCCCTTCTTCGGTTTATCTACAGTTATCTCGTCGATTTCCTTCTCGATATACGGTTGGTTATCTTTCGGATAGCCGAGGAGAAAATGAACGTGTGTGAAAGGCTCTAATACCTCCTTGCGGTAAGTTCTATCTTCCGGACTGTCCGAAGTGTGCTTGAGCCCTCCGGTAAGATAACCTTGCACGAAAAGGCCTCTATCGGAAGCACGATGATATTTGGCTACACCAGCTATCAAGGCTGGCCTATTCGGTATATCCTTTCTAAATAAACGAATTGTCCAGTATAAAGAGCATTCCCGATACTCCTCTGTCTTCTCTCCGCTAGCTATCTTCTGATACCACTCATCAGTAAGATGAATGGTTAATATTTTCTTCTCTGCCATAGCTATTTACCTTTATATTCTATACCATTTCTTTCAAGAAATTCTTCGGCTGCCTCTAGGCTGTCAAACTTCAGGGGGCGACCGAAATAATCATTAAAGTATCTATATCTCTGCCACCAATGCTTTTTGTACATGATGAAGTACCTTTTTCTATACGCAAGGCTCGATTGAGGGTCCACATGCCCATAAAAGAATCTGGGGAAATAAAGTGAAAAAATTTTTATCTTCATACTACTATTTCTTTTTAACTTACTACCTCTACATACTTCAATTTAGCAAATCGGTATGAGGTGTATACTCCATCGAGTGTTTTATTGACTCTTGCCGTAAATCTCAGGATGCAGCCTGTATAATCGTGAAATCCTAAGATGATATACTTCTCACCGACATACCCTGCTACGTATGCGCCAATATCTTTTCCCTTATAAAGGGCTGGCTTCCCGCGATACACATCAAAAAAGTCTTTGTTTGTCATGCGCTATTTGCTATAATCTACCCGCTTATCCTTGAAACCGGTGAGGTGCTTGGCATCCTCCTCGGTTATCAATTCCAAATCATCGTTATTGTCATTATCCTTGATAACCAAATCATCGGTAAGGACGAAATAATACTTACCCTCATGGGTGGTAAGATTAGTAGGACGGAAAGGTCTGCAGGCAACGAGGGCACGCAGCCCTAACTTCTTCAGAATATCATCGTGAGTAGTAACTGGAGGATATGAAGACATCACTTCTTTTATAGCCCTACCCTCTTCATTATACAGGTTAGGAGCTACCCAGAACTGATTATCATCACTATAAGTCCTGTTCCAGACTTCCTTATCCAATGTTTCGTACTCCTCGGGAGTAACAACAAACTCGTAGATTTCCAACTTTCGGGAAAAGGTGGAGTTTACATAAGAGGCAATGACTCGGGTTAACTGGAAAGGTATCGCCTTGCGGATGCGATCGCAATACTCTGCGTTTTGCTTTCGCTCCTTATCTATCACGTCCTTCACCCACTCGAAAGACTTAGAACCTTCTTTTAATTTAAATATGTGCATAGTGCTATTACTTTAAATGATTTTTCTTAGGACCAGCGATTGAATCGCTGGGAACGGTGGCGCTCTTTTGTTTCTTTACCTGGCAGGGGCAGGAGGCTGAATGAATGCAGCAGGTGCCTCTGGCGGTCTCAAAGATGATGTACTCGTGACCTTTTGAAGTGACGGTGATACTGCTACCTTTTATGCGGTCGCCTTCTTTGTAATCGGTAATGAGAGCATGGATCAGCAGATAGAGCATGCCGAACATAAAGAGTGTAAATATCACATCTGAGGTCGTTGCTTTCAGCTCATTAAAGAGTTTCTTTAACTTTGCCTTATCCATACGCCTTAACAATTATAGAGCTTGATACCATAGCGGTCCTTCATCAGGGTTACTGCCCAGTCGGGATAACCGCCTTTATGCTGTTCCTGATAGATTTCTATCTCCCGGTTATAGCGCTGTAGAAGGAGAACAAATCTAGGGTCGGGCGTTTCGCCGCCTCGGATATGATACTTCTCCTGGGCGAACTGTATTTCTACCTTCAGCTTGTAGCTGTAGGTAAACTGCTCGTTGCCTCCTTCATGGAGAATGATAGCCATGACGCGCGCTAGGTCATCTTTATTCACTACCGCCATGCCTACTGCATCGGCTGTGCGGAGAGTAACGAGATAAAAATCATAATCAAAATCTGTTTTATCCATATCGTTTTGTTTTTACTTAATCTTCTAATAGAGACTGAGGAAACTTCAGTTCCTCGCAACCGCTAATCTTTATTTTATTTGCCATTGTCTTCAAATGTTTTTTCCAGTTCTTCCGGAATTTGAACTTCACGTATTTTCTCTATCTCATAGCCTTTCTGAATAACGTTCAGCATACTGGCGTAGGTAAGCTCTTCTATTGAACCGGGAGTCTGATCACCACAAGGCTTACCATTCTCGCGTATTGCATCTTTATCTGTCAGCGAAGACTCCATTCGGCACAGAAAGACTCCGATAGCCAATAATACGAGGACTGGACGATTATCGGGATCATCGTTATAATCATCGGTGATTTTATCGGCAGTGGCTATCATCTTACGATAATCAACATTGAGTTTTTCCTTTTCTTCGGGTTTAAGCTGCTGCCAGCTTGCGTTGTTATTGTTTTTATTTTCCATATTGTTTTGTTTTTAATTGGCAACAGATTTTTCGCTTTGCCGGTTGGTTTGAGTGGAGTTTTCGTATTTCCGAAACTCATGCTTCAGCAGCCTCCGGTTCTGGTTCTTCCGGCCAGCCGTTCTCCTGATAACCCGCCTCATGTGCCTCAGCAGATTTCTCACGGCGATTGTCATAATATACAGGCTGCTCGCCTGCGGCTACTCGCTCCTTATTGTACTCTGCATAGGCAATGGCTAACTTATCCATAAACTCTTCGTTAGCACGGCGTTTAGCAATTTTGTAGTCTTGGATAGCTTTCTGATATTTGGCATGAGCTTCGGAACGATCAGCATCTTGCTGAACGAAGAAAGATTTCTTTCCCAAGGTTTGCTTGCCGAGAAATTCTTTCAGGCTAGACTTCTGACGTTCCTTGAACTCAACTTCCTTATCCAGGAGTTCCTTCTTACGTTTCGCAAAGGCCTCGCCGCCATCGGTCTTGATTTTCAAAGCAACTTCGTGCTTTTTGTCTCTCTCCTTGCGTAAAGGCGCAAGGACTTCTTTCTGAAATTCTTCTAATGTTCTCATTTTCTCAAAATCTTTAATGTATTATAAAACTTTTCTTAGTCGAAGAGGGAAGGCTGACGTGCCTTCAGCTCCTCTTCTTTTGCTGCCTTCTCCGCTTTCTCTTCCAGAACTGCAGCAGATAGTATCTGTTTCAGTCCCTTGCGAGAGGCGAGAGGTTCCCTTGATACGAGGGAAATAAACTTATCTCTGCCCAGTTTGCGGTAGAAAGGAATAAACTCCTTATCCACCAAATCGGCAGGGGCACTAGGAATCAGTTTGCCCTGGTAAGGCTGACCTTTTCCATCTACTACCAGGAAATGGCGTGTGCCATTTTCCTCATCTGATATATCAATGCCTCCGGAATATTTGGCTATGCTGAGTTGACTGCACAGCCAAGCCTCCTTGGCTATCACGATTGTTTTCATAGGGCGAGGGGTTGCTTATTTTTCTGCAGTTAAATCGTTCTTGATTTCATCCCACATCGCCATCTCTACCTTCTTGCCATCGAAATGGCCAACGGCTACCAGTTCGCCACCTTCCTGGGTGGCATCAGCAGAAGAGATAGCACTGCTGCGGATAATCATAATATCGAACTCGTGAATAGCATCGAGGATGCTCTTCATATCGATATGCTGCATATCTTCGCGCGCATTCTGACGGATGCGCTGTATATCAGCATCAGTAAGCTTAGTCTTGGTTTGCTCCTGTGCTTTGCGCACGGCTGCGGTTTCCAAGTCTATGCGCTGCTGTTCGTAGGCACTACCTATCAGCTCGGCATTCTTAAACTGCGCTAAGAGATTGAGAAACTTCTTGAATTTTTCAGGTCCCAACGACATGGTGGAGACTGCGAGGCTCTGCTCCAGCAAAAGAGTTTTACCTTTCACCTGCCAATGAAACAGACCGAAACGCTCCCACTTCATAAACAAAGCAGTAAGGCCGCTTAGATCTTTTAACGCATTTACTGCCTTTTTTCGCTTGAGCCTTTTTAAGATGAAGGCTACGAGAACTGCCCCTATCAGGATAAGAGCGATTCTTACTAAAAAGGGAATTTCTACCATAATCTATATCTTTTTAAAAAATGAATATTCCAGTTTAAAAAGCGCCCTATGCTCACGCACCGGGGAGGTATAGGGAAATGTGAATAGACAACCCTACATTGCTTTTGCTTGTAGTTATATCACAGAACTTGCCTTTCGCCAAAGGCTCATGCTATGAAGCATTTAAATTCAATAATTTAACAGTTAGAGCTTTAAAAATCTTCGATAAACTATATTGAATCTTAAAACATGAATTACCATATTAATGCGTGATGAACCTGGTGCCATCTACTTCGAGCACAAGAATATCGTTTACCACGCGGATTTCTCCGCTGGTTACGAACTGCACCTTTCTCTGATGCCGCAGCACATCTACCTTCAGACAGACGCATTCACCTTCATCTACATGCCCGGTCTTAGTGAGGAATTTGATGTAGAACGATTTGCGCTTTACGTTCCTCGCTGTCTGCGGATGCACATAGCCAGTAACCTGCTGTCCGCTGCGGGGGTCTATCCACTGCCACTTTTCGCAGAACTGACGGAGGTTCTGATAAGATTGATGATATTTTGCCATAACTCTTATCTATTAGTCGATGAATTTATACGAAGCCACCGAAATCATAATAATCACGAGGACCATCCTGCTCCTTATCCTCTTCGTAAGGAGGGAGCTTTGCTTGCAGGAATCGGTTTAGGATGATACTGTCTACCTTCCGTTTTTCCTTGGCTACCCTTTGCCGATGCCGCAATATATCGGGGAACAGGATGTTCTTGAGCGGATTTGACCAGTCGACTGCATCGTTACATGTCGAATAATCGGGGTAAAGAACCATGGAGTAATGCGATAGCTTGCCGTTAGGAGTATCGAGCATCGGACCAGCCAACGTAAAGGCTTTCTCCTCGTTGTAAATGACCATGTGCGAAGTCTGTAGGGTCACATCATTATGGTTCTGATACAAGATTCTGTCTCTGTATTCCATCAAATGAATATCTATCCAGTCTTCTACACTCTTATCGGTTGAGAGCACCAGGTGGGTTATCCAACCCCTCTCAAAGCAAGTATAAAGGTAGTTGATGATATATCCGGTAGCAGATGTTCTGCTTACGGTCATCGCCAACACCATTACGCAGAAATGATTTTTCTGTGCCCGGTTGGGATTTACATCTGCCAAGTATCCGATAGCGTGGAAGAATTTATCTATCAGCACATCGCCGTGAGTATAGAAGCTCAATGCCCGCCGTGGCGCTTGTATAATTGCCTTGGGCAGCTTTTTATCCACACAGCAGGGAGGAATAAAGAGCAAAGTATCATTCATAATCTTATCTTATTCGTTCGATGTAAGTTTATTATTCAAGAATCATCGGCATGATCAGGGTCAATGCTCTAGGCGATGATTCGTTGGCGGTGATCACCCCAGCGCGGCTAGGGTCGCCAAGATGCAGGCATACGGTATCAGACTGGATAGGTGCCAGGGCATTCAGCAGACTGCTTGCCTTAAATCCGATGCGATGACCATCTACGCAATTACTATCGATGATAAGCACCTGGTCGTTTGCCGCCATATTGAAGTCCAAATCCTGCGCTTCCACATCGAGGAACATACCTTCTTTCTTCAGAACAATCATGTTGCTACTTTCTGAAGAGAAGAGTGCTACACGCTTTACTACACTTGCCAATTCCCGCTTGTCTACCACAACATTATAAGGGTTGTTGCGAGGAATTACCGAGTTATAATTAGGGTACTGACCTACCATCTTTTTGCAAACGAAAGTAATATCATTTCCAGATGTGAAGCGCACCATGCTCTCGTTTGCCTCAATATCAATATCTGCAACGTCATCGAAAACGGAAAGGGTCTTGAAGAAGGTTCGTTCTACAAGAATCGTACCTGGTGTTCCACTGCGGAAGAAGTTGCTGCCTCCCGTTTCAGGGTTGTTGGTATGAATGAGTTTGATGAGGGAGTGACCGTCAGAGGCTACAAAGGTACACTCGCTTCTGTCCTCGGCTACATCAATGCAGAGGCAATTCATAATTGGCCGAAGTTCAGAATTGCCAACAAAGTTGCCGGCATGAGAGAGAACATTGCCGAAGGTTGCCATCGGAAGGGAGATATGTAGGCTGGCATTATCAGGTTGTGCCGCACGAGGAAATTCCTCGGCGCTGAAATAAACCAGGCTGACGTTACCCTTCTTTACATTTTCGCCGTTCTGGGTACAGTACTCGATATTCATAGAGCGGTTCTTGTCCTGAGACAGATCCATGGTGACTACGCAGTCAGCAGGAAGTGTGGATAGGAGCGACAACAGAGACGTGATAGGCAGAACTACATCTTCCTTGAAGCTGCCTTCTACGATACTGAGGGGGGCAGGGATAGATAACTCCGAGTCAGTGGTAGCTGATACGAAGAAGAACTGACCATCTTCCTTACGCTGGGTAAGGAGCACATTGCTCAAGATGGCGATGGTTGACTTGCTGTCGATACACTTCGCAGCTTTCTGCAAAGCTTGACGAAGCAAGAGGGATGATTGCGCTTGTATTTTCATTTTGCTTTTATTTTTTAGAGAAATTCGATTTCTTTGTTTAAAAATTTAATATATGTTTGGAAGAACTGCTTCACCTGCTCGCAGGCTCCGCTACCGGTATAGGTACATCTGCCCGTGCAGTTGGTTCGGGTACCATCGGTACTCTCGCAATACCCACCGGGACCAGTGCCGCCTCGATGCTGCGGGCAGAGATACACGAAGGTATCTACCCAGGCTTGGCGATTGGCCATCCTTATGCCTTTCTTCTTTGTTTCTTCTTTCTTTGCCATTTTTGCTTATAACTTAAAGATGACCAGCGATAGAATCGCTGGGAACGGAGACGTAAAGGGAGTAAAGTTCTTTTTACCCTTTTACCCTTTTACCTTTTTACCTTTAAAAAGGCAGGTCACTCTTATCTATTTCCTCTACGGTAGCTGCGGCATTGTTGCCATCGCTAGCGTTCGGTATAGCTTGCCTTCTGCCCTGCTTGCGGGAGGTGAATGCCTTCCATCGTTCTTCCTCTTCTGGGGTGAGAATAACAATGTTGCCATCGTCATCACGGTATGGTAATGGGTCGGGACCTTCAACGTATTCCTTCGCTATCCGCTTTAACTCGTCGTAGCTTTCCGGAATATGATCCTTTCCGCTACGGAAGAAGAAATAGACGTGCTTACTCGTCTTTACTCTGCGGATATGCTTCGGCTCCACACTATCATCGTTCTCCCATTCACGCCCTACGAAGTATTCTTCCGTTATCCAGGCTCGAAGCTTGAAACAACCATGGCGTTTATTGTCCTCACCTATCAGGAGATTATCAGGATTGCAGATGATATTCATATTCTTGCAATACTTCTTGATTTTCTTCTTGAAAGTGGCTCGGCTGTACTCCTTACTCTTGCCCTCACTGGCATCAGCCCAATCTCGCATAAACTCATTGAACATTTCGTCTGCACAGATAGGCGCTGAATACACCTCATTACGGCTAAAGAACCACTCAAAGTAGTTCACCGTATTCTCGGTCAGCTCTCTTACCATCAGTCTTCGCTGAACGTTTTTCTGAGGAGCAATCACGAAAGTATGATAGCGCATGATAAACTGAACGGCAAGGGCACAGATGTATATCGCCTGATTGCGGTCTCGCTCATTCAGATTCTCCGGTTCCTTAACGAGGTTCTTCATCACTTCCTTTGGGGAACGTGCCAGCTTATGCTGCATCGGATTTTCTCGACAGAACCTATCCGAGAAAGATACCAAAGGAAAACGGCCGATGGTAGACTCATCATCATCACTCAACTGCGAGTTGCTGGAAATTACGTTCGTTGGCGATTCTTCCAACTTGAAGACGATAGGGTCACCAAACTTTCGTTCTACCTTGGCTCCCGCCGTTACCTTATTATAAAAGTACTTCATGGGGAAACCCGAAGGTTTATCTTCCCAGTGTACTACCCTATATTTACCCGGAGAAATCAGCAGGTCGGAAAGACTGAACTTTGCATCGGCAATCGTCAGGAAATCTTTCATATCGACGCGCAGTACATTGACAGCTGAACCTACCACAAGTTCTATCATCAGTGATTTACCCGAACCGCCACTTGCCTGCTTCTCGTCCTCCACCTCATCTTCGAGAAGATAAGGACAGATACTCTGCATATCAGCCCATGAGCGATAACAAATTCTTCCTAAACAGGAAATCATGTTGGCAAAATGGGAGTCGATGTCGGCGATAGCTTCGGCAGGCATTGGCTCTTTGTTACGGATGCAATCCTGCTCCAGTCGCCACTGCATATTGCAGCAGCCTCGAATCACTCTCAGGATAGGCCAAAGCTCTTTCTCCTGCTTACCTTTCCAATCCACCTGCCAGCGGAAGGTTTGCGCCCAATCTTTAAGCTCGGATTTTTTTTGGTCGATTTCGGCTCTTGTGAAGACTGGCGAACCGTCTTCGTTGGTCTGAGCTTCCTGCTGGGCGATGACTGCCACCCTATCCTTGTATTCCTGGCTCTCGCTGATAACAAACGGAGGATTGAACACCCTCATCGTAAAATCATACGGTCTTTTAGCCAGGGCAGGTATAAAGAAATTCAGGCGGTCATAGCTGACTGGCATGATGGTTTCGGGCGTAATCTTCAACGCTACATTGCGGAAAAAGAAATATTCCGTATGCGCATCGAAACTTTCTGTGAAGTCTATCACCATGCCCTGCAAGCCGCCAGCCGATTTCTCGCTGAAATTCTTGTCTATCAGGTTCGCGCAGTCTGACATCATCTTGCGCTCCTGATCATTATGCCGCCAACTCTGTTCAGTAAACTGCAGAAGTTGGTTTTTCGTTGCCTGGATGATACTCTTCTGGTCGATGTATTCTACGAAACATCTATCCAGATGGATATACTGACCTACAAGGTCGGTACTCTCAGGGTCTATCATTCTGTAATAGCCGTGACAGGTCATAAAGAGCCACACCTTGGTAGGCGATACCTTGCAGGTAGGCGGTTTAGGTTTGCCGCTTCTCGGATCACGGGGATATTCTATCTCGAATGGATCGGTGTTGTTGGCACCCCGCAATCTCGAATATAGCGGCAACCTTATATCGTGGTCGAACTTGAAGTTATCGGTATCATCCATGTGGTAGCACATCAGATAATCTCTCACTGAGCGAGGAGAGCAACCGTACAACCAGTTCCACCTTTGATTATATCTACTTCTGAAGCCATCGGGCAGCGTGGCATAACAAATATCGCAATACTTGGTTGCGATGGCTCCGCAATCCCTTTGGCTGGCGATGTCGTTAGGGTAAATCATGATAACCCTTTCGGCAAATCGCTTCATCTTCTGATACTGAACAGCATTGAAATCGAGTTTTTCCTGTCTCCACTGCCCACGCTCGATATACCAGAAGTTTCTTCTGCCTAGCGAGAAGGCTACGTGGTACCAGCAGTATTTCTGAAAATGCTTATCCTGCGCCTTATCCTGACGCAGGGAACGCATGGCGTAATAAATACTCAGTGCATCTTCCGGGGTCCGGCAGAAAACGATGTTCTGAGCTTTGATGTCGCCTACTTCTATAGGTTCCTCCTCAACATGGAAGGTGCCTTTCGGTTCACCATCCTTGGTTTCGTTCTCTACCCATATTTCTTTCGTCTCGGTGTAAGCCTCTCCCGGTTGCAACTTTTCTATTGCCGAGTGAACGGCCGTAGAGTTGTTACTCCGATGGTCCATCGCATAGGTGAAAACCTTGTCACCCATCAGCCACTTGCTCACCTTCCTAACGCTATGTTCCTCACAGGTAGAGAAGACGATAGGGTCTTGCTGCATGGCTGGACGGAAGAAGCATCCGCAACTGCCTTGAGGTGCTATTACGTCCGTTGCGAAGCAGACGAATAGCGGGTTCCAGGGTGTGCCGTAAATGATTTCACTCACCAGTTGTCCGTTTCTCACTACGTGGGGCAGCGTTACCTGGTCCACGGCATAGATGCGGAAATCTTCATTCAGCATCTTGGTGTTAAAGTCCTTGCCGAAGCCGTATTGCGGGATTCCCTTAACCGATGTGACTTCGCACCCCAGGGCTGCGAGCTCCTGGGGGTTGAAGTCAGTTTTTGGCATAAATGAGAAAGTTTCTATCGTTTGTGGAGCAATTGTGCGATAGTCCATTTTTACAAAGAGCATCGGCCATTTGGCTCTCGTCTTCTCGTTGTCGCCATACACCCTCACGATGAGGTCATGGCACAGACGCAGCAGACTGGCTCCGTGCATCGGCAGTTGGCGCATGGCAGCATAAAGCTCTAAGGCTCCATAGCCATACTTGCCGGTCTTGGTACACATCCAGCGCATGGCACCATGCTCTGCCTTGGAATTGTCTTCCACCCCTACACCGTTATACATACCGCCACGCTCATTATTGTAGATAATGAGGTGAGGAGTCTGCTTTGCCTTGCCCTGCTCGCCATCGTCTGCCTCTTCCTTCTGGCAGAGGGGGCAGAAACAGGCTGTCTGTCCCTCGATGCGCTGCTCATCGGCAGGTTTTACGAGGAATGCCATGTCAAGGTTGGCAATCTGGTTCAATATCGGGTGGAATAACATATCTTACAGTAAGAGTATTATAGTTAAAAGAGAAGGGAAGGCACCACTCTTGACCATTGACCAGCGATGGAATCGCTGGGAACGGAGGCGAAGGGTAGGCCAAACTTCAAGTGTTTACATCTTGCCGGGTTATATTCCAAAGCGAGCGGTCGGAGCATTTGAAAATCTGTGGTACTCGCCCGCTGCAAAGATGCAGTGAATCGTAGTCGTAGGGCATTAGTGACTCCTACTACCCTTTCATAAGAGTGTTCCGAGGTTGCCTCACCTATTCTCTTTATATCATATTGTCAAAGAAAGAAGACCTTTCGGGCGACTGGCAAAAATCTGAGGATGCCGCAGATACCGTCCGATGGGGTTCCCAGGCTTTTTAATCAGACTATCCCCCTTCTTCTTGAAGCTGCGGGTGTGAGATATGCGATGAATGTTTCCAAGTCCACCTATCGCCCGTCCGGTCTTCCTGCCATTTTAACCGATGGCTCGGTTGTCTAACAAAATAAAAATCGGAAACGAAGTGTATCGTACCGAAATTGCATGATGTCATGCAGAATATCTTTTATTTCTTCATATCTTTATGTTTTATAAATTCAGAAATGTTTCCAGGCGATAATGCCTTATCTTACAGTTGCAGATGGTTTCCATGCGGTGTACTATCATCTGCGAGAGACTTTCCATCGTGAGGAAGTCGGTATCTAGACCGATAATCTGCACTTCCTGCCTCCAGTATATCTTCCCGTTCTTTCGGCGGCAACTGTGCGAAGGCGTGATAATCATATCTTCCACGCTGCCCGTCATCATCCTGCAAAGATACTCACAGGTATCTTTCAGCAGGGCGAAGGGCACATAGAAAAGGAGGGTTGGAATATCATCCTTCAGTCCACTCATCGTCTCGGTATAGGCGAAGCGATGCAGCATTCTGTATTTAGATAAGTTCCTATGCCTCTGCTGTATGCCCTTCCGGTTAGGGATATATGGCAAATCAAACAGTCTTGGCATAGCCTTCTCTTATCTTTTTCATCATCTGCCAGGTACTATAGATACTTCGCTTGCAGTCGAAGATAGGGTCATGTGCCGCACCTTCATCGGCGATGTCTTTATAGTCCATAGTCAGGGCATAAGCCTTGTCGAGGTCGAAAGGTTCCTCGTTTGGCTCGGCTGCATCCCAGATGATTCTCGCACATTCCAGATAGAACGTGCGATGATCTCTCAACTGGGTATGCTTTATCTCGAACTTGATACCCATCTCCCAGCAGATATATCTCAAGATAGCTACATCGAAATCAGTACCCTGCGCCCAAAGGCAAAGTTCATCATCACCGAGCTTCTTCTTGATATAGGCTATCCAGCCGAACAGGTCGTTCACGATTACATCAATCGGCTGACAAGGTGCCTCGTCGCTGTCATTGCCGAGCAAGGCAGCTTTTGCCTCGTCACTCTGTTTTGACCACCATTCTGCCGTACTCTTGTCAAATGCGAACCCGTTGATGAACATGCTTCGCAGGTCAACGTGAGCAGAAAAAGTGGAATTTCTTAACACACCATCACCTTCATCAAAGAAAGGTGATTCGTCCCCATATCGCTTCCACGCCACCGCACCGAGACTCATCACGGCTGCGGTGGGCGAGAGCGAACAGGATTCCCAATCAAAAGTTACATCTATCATTATATATGGTTACGAATTTTACCTTTTTACTTTTTTACCTTTAAAAGCAAGAGTGCTTTAATTCCTTCCTGCTCCCATGGCTTCCAGTCATCAGCGGTAAAACGCTTGATGATGGTCGTGCGGCTCATGCCTCGCTCCTCCATAAAGGCAAAGAACTTCATGCAGAGACCGTTGTTGGCTTTCTTCAGACAGGTGTAGAACACACCCGACTCATCGCTCATGGCAGCCTCAAGCAAATATCCCTTCTTACTAATCTCGTTGCCCAGGGCATCGGTCTCTACATACCCAGATAATATGTTAGCTACTTCCGGTATAGCTAAGAACTGCTTTTTGCAGTTTTTAATGCCTTGGATTTCCCAAGCGTCGAAACCTTTCTGAAAGAAACGGAGATAGAAAGTTGAGATTGTGAAGCCCTTATCCGATAAAAACTCAGCTAAGTTCTTCTTTTCCTCCACAGAAATATCATTTACCTCTAATGGAGAGTTCTTTCTGCAGATTTTTTCTATAATTTCCTTTGTCATTTCGATTTTATTTCTTAATTTTGGTGCAAATTTAAAGATTAAAATCGAAACAACCAAATGTTACCTATATTTTCTTTCAGAAATTAGGGGAATTTAACATAGGTTACATATATTAATTGATTTCGAGATGAACAGATTAGAGTTATTCACCTTATAAATGTAGTTGAGATATGAAGTACTTTTACAATTACAGCTTCCTAGACAAATGGATGGAAGCAAACAGCAAAATCACCAATAAAGAAATTATGAAGGCTATGGGTACTACGAGTAATGCGTGCCTGGATAGCTGGATAAGAATGAAGTCGCCGCTGCCTACCATCGCCATGCTGCGATTCTGCAATGCGTTTCACGTTCCGCTCTCGGCATTTATCGTAGATGCGGACCAGCAAGGAAGGGAAGGCTGCTGCGAGGAGGGGTATGTATGCCCTGGTATAGATGACCAGTTTGAACCCGATGGGGGCTATCTGGATAATGAAGAGAAGCGCAAACAGGGTACGAGGGCGCTGCGCAATCCGCTCGATGTGGAGAGGATGAAATCGGTAGTGCCTGGGTGGACCAGCGTTGGAAACGCTGGGAACGGAGGCGCAAAGGGGTTAAGGCTCGGACGCAAGGAAGAGCACAAGGAAGAGACTGCCGCTGCGCCTATGGATGCTGCTGCCCCTATGAATGCCGCTGCCCCTACTCCGATTACGGAACCGGTTACAGCAGCAGAAACGGACATCAGCTTGAAGACCCTTAACCGCATGCTCGATATTATTGCTGAACAGCAGAAGCAGATAGGCGATCAGCAGAAGCTCATCAGCGAACTCACCCATCGTCTGGAATCTCAGCAGCCTAGCTACGGCATGGTGGCAGAAGAGATACATCGCGAGACGGAATAAAATAAAAACAGCCAGCTATCCATCACGGACGGCTGGCTGAGAATGTTTCAGCTTAAACTACGTTTTAGAAACAACTCATATAAAACATATAAAATAAATATATATAAAATATAAAGAACGAAATATGATTAATGCTCATTTACTGCTGCCATCTTGCGACGAAGGAACTCCTTCTCCGTGATAACCTGGCAGTCCTCGCTTGTGCTCACGTAAGGCACATCGGTATAGAAGAAGCCATGATGCAGAAAGAGGATAGGCGTTGTATTGCCAAAGGAGAACGGAAGCTGCACCTCCTTGCCTTCCTTACCCTTCGCCATCTTAGGCTTGAACTGCAGGATAGCGATAAGAGCCGTTTCATTTACGATAGGCAGTGCCATCATCTCCTTCTCCAGTTCGCTGTTTTCTTCTGGAATAAAGAGCGATGTGCTCTGCATTCCGTCCTTGGTAGGAGTCTGAATGTTCGTCCAGCCTTCCTTGCTGATCGTGTTTTTGAACTCTACCATCGCCACACCACCTGCAAAGCCTTCGGGCGATTCGTAGTAGGTATCGGCTCCCTGCTTCTCTGCCCAGGCTCTCGCCTTCTCGCTTGCTTCACAACACTCAGCAAGAAATGCCTTCAGCTTCTTGCCTGTCTCACTCTCATCAGCTATCTTCAGATAGTTGTGAGGTCTGTTTTCTTTTTCCATAAATCCTTATTTTTTTTATCTATTATATAATTTTCGAGAAAAATTGTATTTTTGAGTATATATTTTCAGCGAAATATTGTATTTTTGAGAGTTAAACCAGCGATAGAATCGCTGGGAACGGGGGCGCAAAGGGGTTAAGGCTTTTTTACCTTTTTACCTTTTTACCTTTATTTCGCCCTGCAATAGATAACCGGCTCGCCACTCTCATCATTCTGCATGATAAAGCCCCAGTATCCTAGCTCCTGCAGATAAAGCGAAAGCGGGTCGCCAAGCGGACAGACTATCGCCTTGAAGTACTCACGAAGTCGGGCATCGTTAAACACTTCGCAACCGTCTACCCAATGATCCAACGGCTTATACTGATTATTGAAGGCTTCTATCTTTGCCGGGATAACGAAATCCTGCAGCGTAACTTCTGCCTGTTCATCATTATCCACGATGTCGTAACCGTACTGCACGTGTTTCTTACTTTTTCCCTTCCCCATGGTCGATATATTTATTAATTGCTGTAAGTACCAAAACTATCACGATAAGCAGAAAAAGGGCGAGGGCGTTCTTTCTGGCTTTCTGAATCCAGTTAGCCTTTCTTGTCTCTGCTGTATTCTTTTCCTGCGTATCTGATAAGCTGTCGGTGGCCTCCCAGTGGGTGCCCACATCATTACTGCTACTGACGGCAAGGCTATCGATGGTCTTCTGCATCGTATTGATTTTCTGCTGCTGCATCTGCAATCGCTCCTCATAAGAAGACTGGTTGTTATAACTGCCCTTGCGATGTGTAGTGCGGTTGGTGGTAGTCTGCTTATTGCCGGAGGAATCAGTGGTCTCGGTAATCTGCTCCTGGATAGTCTCCTCATATTCGCCCGTTTCCGTAGACGAAGAAGAAGTATGCTTATCCTCGCTCACCTTAATGGCTACGCTGTCATTCACCATTACCTGCTGATGCACGCTATCCTGCTGAATAGCCGATACGCTATCCTTCACTTCCTGGTGGTTATCGCTAACGGCCCGTCGAGAGGCAGCACATGCCGTAAACATCATCGTCACTACTGCTATCAAGAGTAGTTGAATAATCTCTTTCCTTTTCATACGTTTTCATTTCTTTTAATGTTTCTGATGCAAAGGTAAGAAAAAGGGGAAGAATAGATGGGACAAACAAATAAAGGTAAAAAAGTAAAAAGAGCATTTAAAAGTAAAAAGGTAAAAAAGTAAAAGAACAGCAGGGCGATATATCCCGCTAGGCTCTTTTTACCTTTTTACCTTTTTACCTTTAACTTCTGTAGAACACCGGGGCAAATGAACCTTTGCAATCGAAAAACTCCTTCGCCTTCTCCTCGATACCTAACTTTCGTATCATTTCAAAATCATCATCGCTGCACTCTACACAGAATCTTCCGTTCTTCATGCCAATGAAGGAAATGCGGGAAAGCAGTAATTTCTCAGCATCGCCTATAATGAGCTTGCAGAATGCCTTCCACTTGTCGGCACCTTGCCCGCTCTCGGTTACAATCTTACTTTCCGTAGGCTGATGCACATGGGCGAATATATCACCCTCTACCGGTTTTCCAGTTTGCTGTGCGCTGTTCTGCTTATACCGCTCATTCAGAGTGGCAGCAATATCGGTGTTCTTATCCTTAGATAGATGATTCTCACCAACCACCGTGCGCCTGACATGAAACCTGATAAACTCAGGATCACCTTTTCGTTTGCCCGATTTATAGATGATGTCATCGTCTTTCAGCTCATCAAATACAATGTCCGTCTGCGATAACTTCTCCATTCTCTGCAAATCCCTACACACCACATCGAGAACTTGCTTTCTGAATTGCGAGAACTTGGGGTATTTGTTCATAACCGGTTCGCCCAGCTCATTCAACAGAATCTCCTTCTTGTTGTTATCTAGTTCTACCAAACCGAGATAAGACTTCAGTTCCAGGAAAGGCACCGATATATCCATGCTACGGTTCAAACCTATCTGACGCAAGAGATAGATATATACGCGTGGAGTGTTCACGTTCTTGGCAAACTTTGCTATCATGGATATATGGTGAATATACCCCTGCCCCATATCGAATACACGCTTAGAAAGTTTCGGGTCAATCTCAAGCAGGATATATCCCAGTATGCGGTCCACCTTCTTTCCGTCCTTAGTCGTATATCCGTTCTTTGATAACGGTATACGCATTCGGCTGAATATATGCGTAAATTCCTCGCTGCCATCGGGCAGTGTGCTCTTCACCGCCATATCAAGAATACTTGTCTTCAGCTCCGCTCTCAACTTCTGATAGCTCATATTCTCATAAGTAATGAAATCGTGAATATCTATCTTGATAGGCGGGATATTCATAACAGCATGGTCCACGCCTTGCTCAAACAGAAAATCAGAACGAGCGTCGCCCAACTGTCTTTTCTCCAGAAAATACTCATCCACAAATTTTTGAAGGTGGGTACTCGTTAGCATCAACACGTTCTGCTGGAACAAAGTGTATTGCTTATCCAGTTTCGTGAGCGAAAAAGGAGTATTTATCCAGGCTAAACCCTTGTTTTCATTATCTTCATTCATATCAAATCTGACTTTTCGTTTACCTAAATCTGACTTTTCATTTACCTAAATCTGACTTTTCGTTTACCTAAATCTGACTTTTCGTTTACCTAAATCTGACTTTTCATTTACCCAAATCTGACTTTTCATTTACCAGTATCTTTGTAAGTATCTGAAAACTAAACTATTAAGATTTTACTAATATATATAATATCTATAATCTTATAATTTTCTATTTAAAGATTTCGTTTTTAGGTAAACGAAAAGTCAGATTCAGAAAGGTAAATAGGTTCAAAACCACTTTTCAGTTTACCTTCAAATCTGACTTTTCGTTTACCTGCATTATCCGTTCTTATGTCTATCCAGATACTCGATGACTGCCTGCAGAGCGATGTCTTTGATAGGCGTACCCGTCTCCATCTTCATCTGCAATATCTGCATATAGTACTCCATCGGTACGTAGATGGTGATACCGTTCTGCGTCTTCTTGCCAGCCTTTCTCATAGGTGCAGGGTCGGGAGCAGAAATAGGAGCGGCTGATGCAGGAGGAACCGGAGACTGCGAAGGTGCTTCAGCCTGGGGTGCAGGTTCCGGCTCTGCGGTACCCTGCCCGTTCTGCTGTTTCTCCAATGCCTCGGCAGCGCGCTTCTGGCGAGCTTCCTCATTTGCCTCATAAATCTTTTCTATACCTTTGATGGCTGGAGAGTCTTCCAAACCTTCAAACTTATGTATACTATTTTTTGTTTTTCTTGCCATAATCGTAAATCTCTAAACGTTAAACATGAATCATTATTCCGGCATGCTGGCCAAAATCTCCTTCGTAAAATTCTCATAGTCCTGCCCTACTCTGCTGTAAGGCGAATAAGAGAATATATCCTGATTGATAGCCTGCGCCTCTACCATCTTCGTATCTCGACGAGTGTACGAATCGAACATGTAATCATCAAACTTATTGCCCAGATACTCCTTAAACTGCTTGGTGGCTCTCGTCTGATCATTACTCATCACCATAAACAAGCCTCGAATATCAATATCAGGATTCAAGTCTTCACGGGTTTCCTGCACTGCATTCAGAATTTCGGCAATACCTTTCGTTGCCAGCATTTCGAGCTGGATAGGTATTACCACACCCGTTGCCACAGACAGGGCATTATGCGTAAGCAGAGATAGCGCTGGTGGGCAGTCTATCAGAACATAATCGAAAGCCTCCAGGATAGATGAAACTCCTTCGGTGCCCAATTCGTCGCCTCGTACTTCCGCCAGCGGCTTGCCGAATAACTTATACAAAGCCTTGCGTGGCACCGGCATCTGGTTAAGGAAAGGTTCGATATTGATAAGCCGGTAAGATGCTGGAGCAAGATAGATGCCCTCTCTTACCTGATAGACGGGCAAGGGAGACTGCTGTATCATCGCATCGTATACAGTAGGCTTTCCGATATTCTCTGCCTCACTCCATCCGAAGAGGAAGGAGAGACTTGACTGAGGGTCCAAATCAATAAGCAAGATACGAGGCTTGCGCTCCTTGCCATCTTCACCCTTACCGAAGTAACCTTTGCCATAACGGCGAAGACCAGTTGCTAAACTCTGTACGGTTGTTGTCTTACCAACTCCTCCCTTGTGGTTTACGAAGGCGAGGATTTCTTTTAATCTTGTTTCTGCCATAATCTTAAAAGTATTAATTTGTTTATATATTTATTAATGTATTCGTTTCTTTAAATCCACTAACGCATCCACGCATAAATACACGTTTGTGCGTTTCTGCTTTTGTGGAAATATGTAGATACAGGATCATGCTTTTATGCGTTCCTTTTGCGTTATTTCTTAAACGCGCTACAAAATTAAGAATTAAAATTGATACTACCAAATTTTTTTCTAACTTTCTGCGTTTATAAGTGCATTTATTTGTTTATTCGTACATTCATGGGTGTATTGGTTGCTTTATTCCTTGATACCTGCATTGATTTATTTATTTATTTATTTATTTATTCGTGCATTTATTTACTTATTTATTTGTTTGTTGATTTTTTTATTGATGTGTGCGTTTATGTATTTATGCGTTTGTGTATTTGTGTATGCGTTTCTGTTTTTGTGGAAATGTGGAAATGTGGAAATAAAGGTGCAACATACCAAAGTACGAATGCACCTTTTTACCTTACTGTCCCCCCCCTAACCGTCGTAATCTTGTTGCGCTCGAATTTCACATCTGGAAACGGGAAGGTGGAGTAGGGCTTTTCGCTGTCTTTCTTACCCATGGTAATGGTGATATTGGTAGAATAACGTAGGAAAACCTATTCCATCAGGTTCGGGTTTTTATCATATTTGCTGGCGGCTTCCTGCTGCCACTCGTCACGCTCTTTCTTATATAGTTTCATCTCATTCTCTTTGCCCAGAACATCGTTCCAATCCTTTTCAAATTCCTCCTTCACAAATTTCCTTATCGGTCCGAGATACTTCTTTTCTTCCTGGCAGATGAAACGGTTTTGCTTTTTGCGGTCTTCAGCTCTCAGATAAGTTGATTTCCGGAAGAATATTCCGTATTCAACCCTGAACCCTATCTGCTCGCTATATACTATAAGGAAAGAAACCAGGTAGTCTCTCAACGTCCTTAATATATCCTCTTTCTCATCCTTTAAACCGAGTTCCGTAAAGTGTATATCCTTAGACAAAGACATAACTATTACGCCCTCGTCGGTTTCTACCGTCAGTTTATAGGACGAGTATTTTTCGCCCCAGTCACGGTCTAGAAATACCTTCAAGGAACCGGTCATGTTCGATTTATCTATATGAACGTCAAAACTCTTCAGGTCGGGAATAACCGATGAAATATATTGGGTATATCCAAAGACGTAACATAGATCTTCAAAAGGTATCGTTTCTCCACGATAAGCGATGATATAAGCTCCAGTATCTGCATCCACACATTCAGGATTCTGCCAGAAACCATCTCTGTCAATGTAATAATACTCGTCAAAGCCTTCTAATTTGTCCTTGCCTTTCTTCCATGCAATGCCAAGACGCTCGTTCAATATGCCATAATGATCAAGAAAAATGGCATGATCGGTGCAGGGGATAGTAACTACTACTTCATTATCTTTCATATTTTTAGTTTTAAAATTGTTCTATAATTGATAACGCAAAGGCCTCCGGAATTATTATATACCCTTACGTTTTTTTATTAAATCTCCTCAAGTATCACGCCCTGTTTTACTCTAATTGAGCAAGCTTTGAGCGTATTTTTTAACGTTAATTA